TCATAACAGACTGGACAATAGAGTCAGGAGTAAAAGTTGCTTCTTCATATTGTCGTTTAGATTTCTCTAAAGCTTCAATTAATGAATCACTATGTGTGACTCCATAAATATCACTATTTTTTGTCATAACTTATCTTGGAAAATACTTATTAATAATATCTAATTGATCTTGATATTTAGCTACTTGTTCTAATTCCATTTCAATAGCTTCAATAATGTCTGGATGTTCTCCTACCCCAACTGGGTTAGAAAGATAGACTTCAATATTGGCTAAATGTTTGTCAACATGACCTTGAGCATGTGATTTTACAGCGTCAATAATTTTTCCTCTCATTTTATTTCTTTTAATAACTTTTTAATTTCTTTTTCATTAACTCCTGATTTTTCAAGAACATGTTCTATCCCTTCTCGTTTTAGAAGATAAATATAATCTTCAGCTTCTCCAAGTGAAACAACATAATAATCAGCTATGTATTTTAATAAATCAATATTAGGTCTCTTCTTAGATGATTTAATATATTTTAGGAACACATTCTTTTTAGGTAACATAGTACAGTAATATTTATAAGTTTTTTCTTTTTCAGGATAAGGGATTCTTTGGCCGTAATTTGCAACCTCAGTGTATCCTTCATACATACTTACAAATCTATGAACCATGTAAGAATTAAATGATTCTCGCTGGCCTTCTGTAAAAGATGACCAAGGTTTTTTATCTGTTGTGATTTGTTTTAACCAATCAAAGATTGTCATTTGAATATTCTTCCCTTAATTCTTTAGGTAAAGTTTCAGTCAAAATTTCTCCTGTTTCAGCATCATAAAATACTGGGATAGGTACTAAAGCATCTTCTTCAGCTCCTACTATAAATTTAGATACTTTACGAATAATAATTCCTTGACTCCATACTTTTTTACCAGTTGAAGTTTCTACTGATGTTGTCTTAGACAAATCAATGTTAATGTTCATTTGTTGTTGATTTTTCATTTTGTTTTTGTTGTTTATAATCTAAAATAAATCCTATTAATACTATAATGTTCATACCCATACTCATAATAATTTCATGTATATCTTGATAAATTGTTGTCATTAAATGAACATGACCTACCATCCAGAAAGGTATTGCTAAGTTTTGACTAATCCAAATTAATAGGAACTTTAGGAATTGTCTCATAATACTCTTTTTTCAATAACAGCTAATATTCGAGAAATTAAAGCCATTACATTTATCTCTTTATCAATTCTAAAATTAGAATGATATTGATACTCTTCAATATAAATAATTACTTCACCAGCATTAGTAGAAGCATATTTATCTATATTATCAAATAAAAATCTAAATAAGTCCTCATAATCATTAACTCCAGAGTCAGCTATAATTTGTCTAATGTTATTAAACGACTTAGAACTTGGTTTACATAATTCCATGAGGACTTTATTTTTGTAGTTACTAGACACTAATATGTCTTTATCAATGGATATTTCACCATTATTAACACTCATTTGTAATGTATTTAACATTTTACGAATGTCAGGATAAAATTGATTAACTACTAGTTTTAAATCATCTAAACCAATTTCAACTTCTTCTTGTTTAAGAATATCACTAACATGTGAAGCTACTTCTGATTTAGATGGAGGAACAATTTTTAAAACTTGACAACGAGACTGGAGCGGATCAATAATACGCTCAATATAATTACAAGTTAAAATAAATCGAGTTGTTCTTGAAAATGTCTCAATAATGTTTCTTAACGACGCCTGAGCCTGTATAGTAAGGAAATCAGCCTCATCCAAGATGACAACTTTGAGCGGCTTAAAAGACGCCACAGACGAGAAACCCTGGACCTTATCCCTAATAGTATCAATACCACGTTCATCGGAAGCATTAATATAGAGATAATCGCAATTAAGATTGTTAACAATAAGTTTAGCAAGAGTAGTTTTACCAGTACCGGCTGTGCCGTAGAAAATAAAATTTTGAATATCATTTTGTTCTAGATACTTAGAAATAGTACCTTTAATTTGTTCGTTTCCTACATATGTAGAAAGATCTTGAGAACGATACTTTTCAACCCATAGGGTATGTTGTTTAGAGCTGGTAGTCACCATATATTGAATATTTTTTAGGTTCAGGTTCTTTAATTTCTACTTCATCTGTAAAGATAGCATAAAGTTTTCCTTGAGCCAAATCTAAACGAAAAGCAATAGGTTTATTATTCGCCACTTGATAAAACGCTTCTAAAGCGTCAGTTAAGGTGGGTTGAATTGCTTCAACCCCCTTTACTTTCCATCTATCACCTGGTGGCATTCGGTCTGCAATCTCTATTAGGTTTTCTATAACTTCTTTTTTCATAACTTAATTTGTGTTTTAAAGTAAGGCAGTATCACATCATAAGAATAATTTATAATACCTTTATCTGTTGTTTTAAGACTAAAGTAGATATTATGTTTAGGGTGAGTAGCTTGTGGTACAAAATGTACTCCTTTTATTTCAAAAAGTTCTTCTCCTATTGTTAATTTTTTTCCTATGAGTGATACTGCGTCTTGCATACTTTATTACATCATTCCCATCATGTCTCCAAACCCAGCATCATCTTTTTTATCCTCAGGTTTGTCAACAACAACTGCTTCTGTCAATAAGATAGTACCAGCTACTGAAGCTGCGTTCTCAAGAGCTGTACGAGTTACTTTAGCTGGATCAATTACTCCAATTTCTCTCATATCACAGAAATCTTCATCATTCAAATTAAATCCATACCAATAATCACCTCCTGTTGCTCCTGATAAGGCATTATATATATCTTCTTGTTCATAACCAGCATTGGCTAAAATTTTCTTAAATGGTTCAGCACAGGCATTATAAACAATTCGACCACCAATAGTATTAAAATCACTAATACCATTTCGAGAGTGTAGCAAAGCCATTCCACCACCAGGTACAATACCTTCTTCAAGAGCGGCTTTAGTAGCTTGTAAAGCATCATCTACTCGGTCTTTCTTTTCTTTCATTTCAGCTTCTGTAAATCCACCTACATGAACAACAGCAACACCACCAATAAACTTAGCTAAACGTTCTTGTAATTTTTCTTTTTCATATGGAGAAACAGATTTATCAATTTGTGTTTGAAGTTCTTCAATACGTTCAGCAATTTTATCAGCATCACCTTTACCATCTACAATAGTAGTTTCATCTTTACCTACAGTAACTACTCGAGCTTGACCAAACCAATCCCAACTAAATTTATCTAATTTCATACCTTTTTCAGTACTGAATACTTGGCCACCTGTCATGGTAGCAATGTCTTCAAGAATCAATTTACGACGGTCACCAAAGTCAGGGGCTTTAACTGCTACAACTTTTAAAATACCTCTTGCTTTGTTTACAATTAAAGTAGCTAATGCTTCACCATCAATATCTTCAGCAATCAATACTAAAGGTTTATTTTGGTTAGATACAGCTTCTAAAATAGGCAACAACTCTTTTACTTGAGTAAAACGCTTATCGGCAATCAAAATCAAAGCATCATTTAAAGTAGTACTCATTGAGTTATTATCAGTCACAAAATAAGGTGATTTATAACCTCTGTCAAACTGCATACCTTCTACTGTTTCAAGATATGTTTCACCATTTTTAGACTCTTCAATGAATACAACTCCCTCACGACCTACTTTTTGCATTGCTGTAGCAATTAATTCTCCTACTTCAGAATCATTATTAGCTGAAATTGTTGCAATTTGTTTAAGTTGTTCCTCATCTGAAATATCTTCTTTAATTTCATGACGTAGATGTTCAACTACTTCTTTTACTGCTTTATCAATACTACGTTTAATTTCAACAGCATTTTCTCCATGGTTAAGATACTTAAGACCTTGTTTAGCCATTTCACGAGCCAACAAAGTTGAAGTTGTAGTACCATCACCAGCATTATCAGCAGTCTTAATAGCTGCTTGTTTAACTAATTGTACACCCAATTCTTCAATTGGATCTTCTAAGGTAATTGATTTAGCTACTGTTACACCATCTTTAGTTGATTGTGGAATACCTCCGTTTGCAATAACTACATTTCGTCCATTAGGACCAAGTGTTGATGTTACAGCATTAGCTAGTTTATCAATACCATTAATCATTTTTTCCCTTGCATCGGGACCAAATTCTATAATTTTACTCATATTACTTATTTATTTTTGCTAAAACTTGATTTTCAGGACCCAACCAATACTCTTCACCTTCATACTCCATTTTACTAAAACCCATAGTAGGTAATACTACTGTATCTCCTACTTTAAGTACAGTTTCAACTAAAGTACCATTAGCTGAATAGTAACCAGGTCCAACTGCTACTACTTCTGCTAATTTATTTTTTTCATTCCCTAGGTCAGGGACAATAATTCCACCATATGAGGTTTCTTCTTCCTCAACAGGTTTTACAATAACTGCATTATAAATTGCTTCTAACATATTTTAAAAATTTAATATTTTATTTAGTTTTTCAGTAACAGTATTATACTCATCCATATAGTCTCTTAAAGACTCATATGATTGACTATTTACTTTTTCATTAATAACTGTTTTTAAAGCTGTACTTACTCTACTATAATGACCTATAGTTTTTACATACTCTGTAGTAGAGTCAGTGTAACGAGCATCAGGCGTAACTTTAACATTAACAGTAACATTGTTGTCATCAACTGAAAGGAAATAAGGTTCCATTTCAGGGTCAGTGATAGTACGTGTGTATTCTTTTTCTTTAGCCATAACTATAATTTAACATAATTTTTTTAATTGTCCAAACTTTCCTCAATTATTTGAGCTTCTTCTATTAATCTAACAAACCAATACATTCCATCTTTTCTAAATACATCTGTACAATGATGTTTAATTCTCATCTTTTCAGTGTCAATTTGTTTTGTTTCAGGTTCTTGATGAATTACCTGATAAAGAATATCATTATTAGTTTTGATTAAATGCATTTTCATAACTTAGTGAAACCTTAGGAGAACGGTTTTACTTAATTTTTAATGTTTTTGGTTTTGCTTCTTCAGCAAATGGAATAGAAATTTTTAATAAGCCATTATTCATCTCAGCCTCAGCTTTTGACAAATCAAACTTGTTTACGATTTTATAACCTAAATTAAAGGACCTACGAGCAATACCTTTTTTGATATAGTTGCAATCATTAACATCACAACATTTATCTTCTTCTTTTTTGTCGTAAGCAATTTTTAAGACATCACCTTCTAAACTTAGGTCAATATCTTCTTTAGTTAGACCAGTACAAGCAACTTCAAAATGAAGTCCATTCTTGTTTTCATAAATGTCTACCGGATGGGGAAATTTAGCCTCAATGGCTGGTTGGAAGTTTAATTCTGATTTGAAGAAATCCTTAAATAGGATGTCAAACGGTGTAATTGAATTTTCAAAAATTTTTAAATGTGTCATAATTTTAATCTCCTAAGATGATTTTAGTGTTCCCTAAGGTTTCACTTTGTTATAAATATACATAATTAGATTTCCTTTGCAACAATATAATACTCACTTTTAACTTTATCATTATCAAATGAAAGTTTCATAATTCCATCTAAATTGATTTCCATAGTTCCTGTTGGAACATCTTTATTACAATACATAATTTCTTTAATTAAATTAGAATTATAATTGACTTTAAAATCAACAGGTAAATTATTAGTTGTAATGTCTGGTATGTAAAATGATACTTTATTTGAGTATTCAATATTACCTCCAAATTCCATTTCTAACTGTAAATCACCATCATCGTTAGTAAACGGCTTAAATACAACTGTATCAGTATCTGCGAGTGCTGATTTTGCTCGTACTATAGCGCTTATACTTTCGTTATCTAACAAAGCTTCAATATTGTATTTACCATCACCAACATATTCTCCTGCTTTAGGAATAATCATAGTATCAGCTAAAGCATAATTTAGAGTAAATTGATTGTCTGCTATAATAAGTTTAGTAATTAGTTTATGTTGTTTTTGATACTCTAAAGTTAAATAACCATTTGTAATAGCAAGTAACTTATTTAATTGAGTAGTATTACTAATACCAATGTCTGAATCTTCTAAATTAAAATCATCACAAGTTACAACTCCAATCATTGTTTTATCAGGAGCAGTAAACTTAATAGTTAATTTGTTATTTTTAATTTCCCATTTAACGGCTTCAATCATACCATTTAGGTAGTATTTTGAGATGATTGATACTAAGTCTAATTTTTCTATCACATTATTAACATAATAAAAAAAGCTTGGTTTCCCAAGCTTAATTTAAAAATATAAAAATTAATTTTTAAGACAATTTACCAATATAACCAGTTACAGTTGTTATAATATTCGTTATTTCATAGTCACTTAAAGAACTACCCCAAAAATCTGCTTTAAATTCTACACTACTAGGAGCATAATATTCAGTACCAGAAACTGATCGTTGCATAATTCTCATAGGATCATCACTTATATTTCCACCTGATTTGGAGGTTACAAATGCTTTAAAACCTTGCCATACTTTGAATAATGATGAGTTAAAGGTTACAGCTCTAAAAGAGGTAAAATTATTTTGTTGAGTTGAATCTGATAATCCGTTTAGTTGGCTATAATTTGTAAAATTACTTAATTGATATGATATAAAATTATAAGTACCACTTCCTCCTTGCCCATGATATCCTATATTACCTGTAGCATTTCCACCTCGATGAGAATTTGTGAAAACACCATGGGAAGCATTATTAGCTGTGAAATTTGATCCTGAAGTTGCTGCCCATTCTGAATCTAGATATTGGTCTGTTCCATTGCCTGTAAATCCAATATTGGAAGTAAATGTTGGGCTATTAGTAGGAATTAATTTAAAGGTTGATGGAGCTTTCCAGTTTAATGTAGCAAAATCCTCATCTCCATCAGTAGCAAATACATAAAATAAATCTAATTTATTCCAGATACCAAATTGTTTTAACTGCTGAACCATATAATTTTGGTCAAATTGTTGAGCATCTGTAGGGAGTGTATAACCTTGAGTGTTAGCGTAATTTAATAAAGCTTGATAATCTGGATCAAAATTTGAAGGTGGAGAGTATGAAGGAGTAGCAGGTGCTGGGAGTCCTCCATCTGCTGCTTCATTTACACCTCTAGCTTCTGGGTTAGCATAGGAACTTGGAGTACGAGGAGCAGTTAATGTACTTGATTGATAACCCTGGATTAATCCTTTTGAAGGATCTCCAGATTGGTATTTTTTAGGTTTGAAAGGTGTAAATAAACTTTCTTGATCTACGAGGGCCATATCATGAATAAATATGGTTAAAAAACTAGAAACTAAAGAATTTATTGATATTTTGATTAAGTACTACTGCACCCCATCCTAAATCTGAATATAAGGATTCTAGTTTATTTTTTAATACAGAATCAAATAACCCATCTCTGTCTATATATTTTTCAATTAATTCCATAATTTCAGGAGGATCATTAAAACCATTAAATCCGATAACATCAACTCGGTAAGGGTTAGCTTTCAAATAAGCAATATACATTTTATCACCAATTTGAAACGTTGGGTATTTTTTATCTAATTTTTTAAATCTTAAAATGTCATTATATATAATAGCTGCTTTAGTATTGATAGGACATTTTAAACCTAACTTAGAAAATATTTCCCCAGAACGAGGAGGAGCAGCTAAATATTCACTCATTTTCTTTAAACCAGTAGGTTTAAGAATTTTCCTCCAATCAATAGTTCTTAATTCAGTTCTAAAGTCTAATATTTGTTTATCAATATCAACTTTAGGTTTACCAAACATAATTTCATTAATAAGATGTTCTCCAAACTTCCTAAACAAAGGTGGAAAGTTTGATTTCATCAAATCTAATCCTTTAACATCTAGCTCATCTGTTGGTACACCTTCTTTATTAACAATATGTTGGGCGTATCTCCTCTTACCTGCAAAATAACCTCTATCAAGTACAACTTCTTGTTTCAACTCAAAATAATGAGGTTCGTCAGGATATTTAACATTAAACAATTCTTGAACTAGAACATGTAGGTTTTCATTTGCTACTCTTTGAACCTCAGTAGCTACTTGTAGTACTTCTTTTACAATTGTTTCTCTATCAGCACCTTCTAACTCTGGTTTACGTTGTAGAATTAGATCTTTTACTTGAATAAAAAGTGAGTCAGTATCTGAAGTAACAATATAGTCTTTATCTTCTGTACCTAGTTGTTCATTCATCCATTTATTAACAAACTTAATACTTTCTTGAGTCAAACGCTGACCTGTTAAAGTAATTGCTTTACTAATAAATTTATTACCATCAGTGTATCTCCAACCATTAATAGCAAATACACCATAAACATCATTCAGCTTAATTTTATAAGCATGTTGTCGTTTATTATAAAATTCTCCCATAACAGGGTCATTATCTTCCTTATATGCTTTTTTCATGAGTTTTTTATACTCTTGTCTTTTAGCAAACCAGTCAGTTAAAATTTCACAAACAACACTTGATTTATCTTTTCTGAATATTACTCCTGGTGCTGAAATAATTAAATCATTTTCTTCAATAATAGAAATTAAATCAGCTACAGTAATTTCAGAGGTGGATATTGACCTGTCTTTTTTAATTTTTTCAATTCTAAGTACTTGGTCTTGATTCATTTCTTTGAGTTCTCTCAAAGACCATTGATTATCAAATTTTCCTCTATTAACAACACGTCCAACCAAAGTTTCAATACCCATGTTTAAAGAACGTATAATGGAGGGATACAATGAAGTAAAGTCCAAATCAATAACCCATTCATACAAACCAGGTACAGGATCTTTTAAATAACCACCAGCATATTCTTCCTCTATTGTTCTTAGTAAAGGATTATAAGTAGTAGGTTTATTAGGTGAAACTATACCTTTTCGTTTCAAATAAGTTAAAATAGCACCTTCATTTAGCATAGTTGAAAAATAAATGTTTTCATATTCAACATGACATAAATGACAAATGGTGACTGTTAACTCAATAAATTTAAGTTTATTCTCTAGTTCAACAATAATCTCTACATCTCGTAAGTTGTATTCAATAAACTTCTGAATGTCTTCTTTAAATAATTTATCAAGTGAACCTTCATACTCAATCTTTTCTAGTTTAGCATATTTTTTACCTATGTCACCTAAACGATAAGATGGTTCCTGTTTCATAATATACTTTTTAAATAAAAGCATATAGTCTAGGTGATTAATACCTCCTAAATTAACAGGTTGGTCAGGAAATTGAGGTGTAATTTTTACTTTACCAATAGGAGATAATGTTTGGGCGACTGATTCTCCTAGTACTTTAGAAATTCTATGATAAAGATAAGGTATATCAAAGAAACCACTATTCCAACCTGTAATAATAGTTGGGTCTAATTCATACCATTTATCTAGAAAACCATGTAATAATTCTTTTTCACTACCAAATGGAATAACTTCTTTATCTTTTTCAGTTATGCTTTTAAGTGTTTGGCTTTCATCTAAAAGTAAACAATAGTACTTTTTAGAGTTAGCATCATATAAAGCAACAGCTGTTATTTTACCTTTTGGATCACTGATATTTTCAGGTGTTAATGCTCCCGCTACCTCACACTCAATATCTAAATAAACTGTGTTATGATATTTAGGAGTTTCATCTGATTCATAATAATGGTCTACTAAAAAACGAGTGATTTTATCTACATCCTTTTCAAAATATTTAGGATCTTTCCAATCATGCATCTTTCTAGTAGGTGAAACTCTAGTACCTTCTAATGTTTCATATTCACCATCTGGGTCCGGTTGATAGAAAGTAGGCCAATATTGAAGTGTTTTAAAGTTTTTACTTCTATCATCTCTCAGATAATATTGTCTTTCTTCTTTATCGTAGTATAAAGCCTGATACATTAGCGTTAACATAACAAAAAAGGCTTGGTTGCCCAAGCCTAATTTATTTGTAGTTAAAAATAATTACTTACCTAATTTATAAAAAGATACATTGTATCCAGTACGTGCATCACCTCTAAAAGTAATTTGAGCATCTACACTCTGTCCACCAGCATCACGCTTTAAAACATTTAACATTACATCAGCCATAAAGAAACAAGCTTTAAATTCTGGTTTCTCTAAGAACTTGATATCCACTTGAGAAAATCCTCTTGGTGGACGACAAGGTGCTTGAACTGCTACTGGTCCTACAGGTCCAATTGTTCCTGGAGTTAAAGCTGTTGCTGGACCATTTAATGGAGCTGGTGCTATTGCTCCTGTTGCTACAGACATTTGAGATGTCATATCAACTTGAACGTTTTTAAGAGTTACTTTACGTCCGTTAAAACGTACTGCATTGTCTGCAAATACTGCACCTGGGATTGCCATTTGAGCTACACTTGATCCAATCATTCCGATTGCTAACAAGCTAAATAATAATTTTTTCATCTTTTGTTTAATTAATTGATTGATTTGATGGTAATAAATATAATAAAAATATATACAAGGGCCAAACTTTGGGGAACCAATTTTTTAAAGATTCCCCAAAATGGGGAACATAATATTATTTATGTACCCAAAATGGGGAACTTATATAGATTAAGTCTAAAATATAGGGACTTATTTTTTTCTTTTTTTTCTTCGAATTTGATCTTTTTCTAATAAAGAAACATACCTATCTATAGCTTCACCATCTAAACAGTATTTGCATTTTTCAGTACGTCCATCTTTATTAAGAACATTTCTATAAAATTCATGAAGTGGTTTTTCTGTATTACAACTAATACAAAACTTCATTATTTTTTATAAGCTGTATTAAGACCTTGCCACTGTCCATTATACTGCTCACCTACTTCTTCAACACGCCAAAAAGCAATTTGAGCAACTCGAGCATTTTTTTCAATGATAATAATGCTGTTTACTATCATTGTTGTATTCATTTGTTCGCAATGAAAACCTGGGTCCCACCAAGGTGATTCAATAATTGTTCCTGTACGATATAAGGAAGAACGGTGAGTAATTTTAGCAGCACAATCAGCTGGTACTTTAATTCCTTCATTAAAAGTAACTGAGTAAATACCTTTTTCTAGGCGCCAACATTCTTTACCATCAATACTCCAAGTAGGCATTTCTACATAACCTGTAGGATCAATATGAGTTTTATCTGTGTAAACAGAAGAACCTACATCAATACGTTCAATTTTTGCTGCTGATAAGTCAATACCAATTTGAGCTCGTTTTGAAAAATCTGACTCAATGATATAATTTGAAATTTGATTTGAATTTAATAACATATTATTTTAATTTATTTAAAACTTTATCCCAAAACAAGTCTAGTTTGTCTTTTCTTGCTTTACAACCACAATCATCATAGCCCATTTTTTTAGCTATGAATAAAGCAATTCGATGGCCTTGTCCAAAGGTAATTATTTTAATTAACAATTCAACAAAACCACCTAGTTTCATTAGATTTGATGACCTCCGTTATTGATTTTCAAGCTGTCAAAGAATTCCTTACGTGCTTGGTTTTCATTATTTAAGAACACACCTGATGCTTTAGTAGTTACCATTGAAGCTCCTTGATGTTTAACACCTCTACATGAAACACAATTGTGAGTAGCAACTATAGTAACAATAACACCTTTATTGTTTTCACAAATTTTATCTACAGCTTGATGAATAGCTGAAGTAAGTTGTTCTTGAATAGCTCCACGACGGCCAAAATGTTCTACAATACGATTCAATTTAGACAACCCAATTACTGAACCGTTTTCACCTACTACATAACCAATATGAACTACTCCTCCAATTGTTTGGTGGTGATGTGAACACATTGAGGTAAGAGGAATGTTTCGTTCAATTACAATACCATCATAGCCATCACTTGGAAATGAGGTAATGTCTGTAGGAGCATCATAACGACCTTTCCACAAATCAAAAACATATGCTTTAGCTACACGACGAGGTGTATCTGAGCTATTGGGATCATTTCTCCAATCACATCCTAAAGCATCTAAAAACTTACCATATGCTTCAGCTGCTTCATCTACCATTGACCATTTTTCTTTTTCAGTTAATGGAAAACCAGGAGCTATACCATTAGCATAACCTGTTTTTACTACTTCTAAATCTAGTTTAAATGTCTTATTATTCATAACTTATACTTTAATATAATAACTAATTTTAAAAGAACCAAATTAAATTAATCATCACTCATTAATCCAGTAATGTATTTTTGATTGCGTTTTAAATCACCTACTCCATCTAAACCATAACCTACTAAAAAGTATTCATTTTCTAAATTAAACCCATAAATTAAATCATCATTTTCAGCAGTGTGTCTTTTAAACAATGTTACTGGAGTGATTGATTTTGGATTACCATAACTAACATGTTTAACTAGGCGGTTCATAGTATTACCTGAATCATAAATGTCGTCAATAATGTAAACATCTTTTCCAGTAATATCCATTTCGATTTGTTTTGTGATATAGATTTCGCCCTGTGTAGTATCATTGTAGGATTTCGCACGTATAAAGTCTATATAGCAGTCATCCATATGTTTCACTAAATCTGTGAAAAACATAAAAGCGCCGTTTAAAACACAAATAAGTACAGGAGGTTGTTCGTGATATCTTTTTTTAATCATGTAGGCAATTTCACCTACTTTGTTTTTAATTTCTGTTTCGTTAAAGAGAACCATTTGATGCTTTTGTTAAAAAATCTTCTATTGCTTTTGGACTTTCAAATTTCCAAGTATTACCTTCATGTTCCATAACTAAGGTTGGATACCAATCAATCTTATAACTTTCCATTAAAAGATCATTTTCATCTCCATTTATCATCTCTATGTTTAATTCTTCTTTAAACTGAGAGATAAAAGGTTTTAACTGTTTACAAGCATCACATCCTGTACTGTAAAAATACTTAAATTTTAAACTCATCATATTATTATAAATATTAAACAGCTCGTTTAGTATCGTAACTGATAATATGATCCCTACCAGTCCAGTTATAACCTACTTCCATACATTTTTCAATTGAGATAGGATACATTTCAATTAATGTCTCTCTAGTATCACCAGCAGGCATTAACCAAGTTTTCCATTTTGGAATATCCATTTTAACTCTAAATGCTTCAATTTCAGCTAAATTTTCTTCAGTACCATCCCATACTGGTTTGAAATGATAATCACCATGTTGATCTAACATCATTCTCATAGCATCATAATTCAAACGGAATTTATTATGTTGGTCAATCATTTTTTGGTCAACTAATTTACCCATAGGAGTATTAACATCGATTTTAGGAATTGAATTACTAAACTTAGGTGATAAACTAATCAAACCAATTGGGTAATCAGTTTTAATAAAATGAGATCCTTCAGTTTCAATTGTAATAAAAATACCTCTTTGATAAGCAAAATGAGTTAATTCATTTACTAAGGCAGGTTGCATTGTTGGTGAACCTCCTGTTAACATCATCTCTCTAATATGAGGATTTTCATCATATGCTTTAACAATATCATTAAATGTATAAACACCTTTCTCAGGATGAATACTTGTGTACCAAGAGTCACACCAACCACCAGCACCAAACCAACATCTATGAGTACAACCTGTTACTCGAACAGCTATTGTAGGTCTACCTTGTCTTGAACCTTCTGATTGAACACAAGGGTAAATTTCTAATACAGGAATCCTTTTATCATAATCTGTGATACGACCTGGTTCCTGAATGTTCCATTGTTTTTCTGTTACTTTACTATCCATAATTAACCTTTATAAAATGCTGTATTTTTTTCATGTTCACGGAATTCAACTTGAACTACTTTAACACGACCATTAGTTTCTGCTTGTATAAAATCGTTTAGCTTATTATAAAAATATTCAGCAAAACGTTCTGCTCCTGTAGCTGGAATAACTCGTAATTGAATTACACTGTCTGCTTCCATTTGTTTAAATACTGGGAGATAGGGATCATCCTCTGCTACAATTGTAGTGTGATCAAGCATATAATCTAACCATGCTTTAGGATTCATACCATCAATAGTACCTTTAGCACGTTTCATACCTCCAAAGTCCCAAACCCAATTACGTTCATCAAGTTCACCTTCAAACCATACTTTTAAACTTACTCCATAACCATGTAAGAATCTACAATGTGTTCCCTCAGCTTTCCATTGACGAAACACTGTAGAGTAACCATCAAATACTTTTGTTGATCTAAAACTACCCATTGATAAAATTCATTATGTCTTGATAACTTCTGTTTCCTACAAATCGACGAACTTCTTGTCCATTTTCTACTAATATTACTGTAGGAACACTCATAACATTAGCTGCTTTAGCCCTATCAATTTCATAATCAATATTGATTTTTTCTACTGGTGTATCTTGGGCTACTCTTTCCATAGTAGGACTTAACATTTTGCATGGTCCACACCATGGAGCTGTAAAATAAAATAATTTCTTCATACTAATTCTTCTATAATTCCGATTAATTCACTTAATATAAGTACAATAGTTGCTGTTACCAAACTAAATGGAATAAGTCCATAACCAACTATTCTAATAGCTGATTTTACAAAACTAATAATTTGATGTTTTTTTGGATCTGGGTGTTTCATAATTCTTTTTCATTAATTAACTCGGCTCCTGGGTTATGTTTCAGGAGCCAAGTTGTTGATTCTTTAAATAGAGGTTTTGCTTCAGACCAGTTATAAGACCAATTAATATTACCTCTTATTAAACCAGTGTAAACTTCACCTTCTTTATTAATTACCACATACATTGATGGGTATGGTTTTGATTTTTTATACTGTCTTCGCGTAATCATCTAATACTGAAGATACATACTCTTTTACAAAATCCCAAGTTACTGGTCCAAATTCATCTGCATAACTTACAGGATCAGGTTTACCTAATTTAATAAAAGCTTCTACTCGTTCTACAGATGATGCTGACTTATAATCACTAAACCACTCAGGAGATGGATTATCGTACTGGTCATAAACAATATGTTGAATTGGTTTATATGACGTATTAGTGCGTTTATAAACAGCATTAAAATCAATATTTAACTGGTTGCAACATTTCTCACCATCTTCTAAAATAGTAAACTTATCACCATCTAAATAAGGAGTATACATTTCTACTCTTTCTGATTCCCAGTTACCTGATTTAAATGCTTCAAAATCAATATCCCTAAATTCTTGTCTACAATCAGGATAAATTGCATGGTCACCACTATGTATCCCCATTGCTATTGCACAAGTTGTATCTTTTTGAGTAGCAATTGATAAAGCAACTGATTGGATAATAGATGAAAAGATTTTGTTTCGATTAGGTACAACTGTTGCTTTCATATTTTCTTCAGCATAGTGACCTTCAGGAACTTCATCTCCACCAGTTACAAGTGCTGAGTTTAGTAATTGAGATAATCCATCTAATTTAATTACTTGATAATTAATTTTAGAGTAACCTTGTGGTCTAAGTTCTTGATTTAAGTAATCAACTAAAGACTTAGCTCGCTCTAATTCAACAGAGTGTTTTTGACCGTAGTCAAAAGACAGTGCTGTCACTTCATAGCCCTCGGCAAGTAGATGAAGCAACAATGTGGAGCTGTCCATACCTCCACTTAGTGACAATACTGCTTGTTTATTCATTTTCTTTTTTATTTGATAATTTAACTAACTCTTGGTAATCTTCCAAGGTAAGGAAAGCACAATTTTTAAGAATTTCATCTAGAACTTCTTTAAACATCTTTTCCCATGCTGGGTTTGTATCTACATTGCTCATATTAAAAGGGCAATTCATCTACTTGTGAAACTTTAAAGTATTTATCTAGCCACTCTTTAGGATACATTAAAATTTCTCCTGAGTATTTAGGGTTTGATACATACTTAGCGCTTATTTTAATTTTTTCAGCTGTAGCTGCTTTAGCTACTTCTTCACCTAAGTCAGGACCAGCTGCTCGTCCTAGGTAATCATAAAGTGATAACATTTCTTTTTCCATGGGTTATTTATTTAAATATATTCTTTCTTTTGTTCCTACTGTTTGGTCATACCATTGTTTTTTATCCATATCATACCATCTGTAAGGTAATTCAGGATCATCATTCCAACCATGGGCTCCATAATAATTAGCGTCTTTTCTTAACAAATTTGCTCTATGTGACTTATGAAATTCTTCATCTCCAAACCAAAAAGGCATAGTAATTTCCTCATTGATTTCTTCTTTTTTCATAGTATTATTTTTGCCTCTTTCAACCCAAACGTCTATAGACACATTTAAATAGTGCTTTAACGCTGGTATATTATCTCTAAACATCTTACTTATAGGATGGTTTACTCGACCTTTAGAATAAGGTTTTCCAGTCAATGTTGGTCGACCTTCTAAACCAGCAATAAGTTGATATGTTTCAACACGTTGCTTACCTAGACGTTTATCGTCTAAAGATTCTAATGACTTTTTAAAGTCTGGGTATGGTAAAAATACTTGCATTAATATTTTTTTAATAATTCTCTAAATTTATCAAGATTCCACATCAATAAATCAAAATCCATATCTTCAGCAGCCATATAAAAATGATCATTCATATTTGCTTTTGGTTTTTCTGTTAAACCAATAGGACTATAAGGCATATCATCAATAGTAGCCATAATAGGATTTGATGTATCAATAGTTTCAATAAAAGGCATATCTAAATACCAACTAAACTCTTGTGGTACTTGACAACCTAACAAATGTACTCTATCTGTATGATTAATAATATTAGAATTATACAAACGACTTACAATCTCAATTCGACCTAATGCTTTAGCTAGATTTTTATTTGGATGTGACGAATGATCTAAATAATAATTAGCACCATATGAGAAAGCAATCTTTTTATATCCTAAATCTCTATACGTCTGATAGCAGGTAATTGCTTCTCTAACACTTTTAGCTTGTACAACCGCTACTTTAGTAACTTCATCAGGTAATTCAATTTGAGTCCATTTTCTAGCATTAACTATAGACTGAGTGCAATCTTCCCAAACATCAGGAACAATAAATTCATTAGGACGAATTTTATCAATCCAATGTAATAAACCTGAGTCATTGTATGCTGTTCCTAGTTCATGAAGTGAATTATCTAAAATAATATAGCGACCTTCTTGTTTAGCTTTAATAAAATAATTAGCATAGTCTTGGTCTGAATCTAGTAAATGAACTAGAGCATAATCATAGTCATTAAATTTTTGACTATCTTCTAATAGGAATAAAGGTACTTCATGTGATATTTTCATATAACTATTTTTTTAGGGCGTCCACGTTTTTTAGGTGCTACTCTACGCACTGTATATTTTTTACAAGCATAATTATAATAAGCAGATACAGACTTGCCAAACTTTTTTATCTCCTCTTCTGCATCTGATTTTTTAATTTCAAAATAATCATAAATAGCATCAATAAAACTATCTAATCTCTCAGTATCATCAACTTCAAAATCATGCATTAGTCTTTCATACTTAGCTAAAAGTAAACCACCACGTTTTGCTCTTTGAAATGGTTCAAGATTTAATTGGTCTAGATCATGTTTTTCCCAAAGTGCTTCTTGAGCCATCCAAAAATAAGGAGATGGTTCAAAATCTCCATTCTGAATTCTTTTCTCAATATGAACTGATTTAGGGAGAGATGGAGGAACTTGATATGTCCTCCACCATCGAAACTGACTGTATTTAAGAGGTTTAAGTTTTTTGAGTTTTTTAGTAACTGTTTCTCTTGAATGCATCAATTTCTTATTTATCTAATGTATTCCCTAATTCAATATCTTCAAATTTGATCTTGTTGGTTATTTTTTTACCTAAAATATCAAATGAATACAACATCAATCCTTGCTTTGTAGCTGAACTGACATTCATGCTTTGGCCAAACAAACTTAATTCACGAACTGAACCTGGACCGTATTTTTTATTCTCTGATGGGAAAAATTCAAATACTTTTTTACCTCTAAATCCACCTAAATTAACAGTAAATTCAAATACTTCTGTTGCTGTTTCAAATTGTTTTTGCATAACCTTTATTTCTTGTTTCTTTATTATGATATAAATATAACATAGGTATTTGAATAAGCCAAACAAGAAGGTGAATTTCTTCACCCTTGTTTGCCTTCGTAGCTCTAGTCCATTTTAAGGTTGGACAACCTTATTAAGCCTTAACAGTGGTTCCGTAACGGATAACACTGTTTGACAATTCAAAGTACATTTTAACGTCAACCAAACCGTTACGGTTCTTGTTAAAATTGATAAATGTTCCACCACCATCACGCTCTGATTCGCGGCGCATCTCTCCCATTGCATCAACTAAATGCTTCAATTTGTTTGAACCTGCGAATACACCTGCTTTGGTAACTTGTTGAATCAACATAAACGAAGTGAAACTTTTGGTTTTGTTCTCACCTTTGTTGTTCTTTACACAAACATCAACCAACCAGCTTTCAGCCATTTTACGATCCCAATTATTATCATCACGTACACCATCAATAATTTCAGCAGCACTGTCAACCAAAACTAAATCATAACCACGGTCCAAAACTTGTTCAATTACATCTTTAGTGTTATACTCTAAAAAATCTTGCATAAACAATGTTTCGATATTTCCAAACTGTGGAAAACGTTGTGTGTATTTAAACATTTGCTTTTTACCCATCTCACCTGAGATGAATAAACATTTGTTACCTTTATTTTGAGCGGCACTCAAAACATCCAACAACACAGTGGTTTTACCAACACCTGGGTCACCAATCATCATAATGTTAGTTGCGGCCGGAATACCACCTTCATGTGAAATCAATTTATCAACAGCCAAACCTGTTTTCATAGTGGACATCATTTTGGGATCAATGTCCAAATTGTCTAATTTGGTAACTTTACTAAAATCAATAAGTGAGGGAACGAAAGTTGCGTTTTGAACGTTTTTGTTACTTGGACGACCTCTTTTTACTACTTTGATGTTTTGCATAACCTTTATTTCTTGTTTCTTTATTATGATATAAATATAACATATATGTTCGGATGAGCCAAACCCCTTGTAACCCTTTCCAAAAAGATTTTAAAATACAGTTATAGTATCATCATCATCCTTTTTTTTATTTAATTGGCTTAAGATTTGCTGTTTTAAAAATGCTATTTCTGTTCTTAAACCTAAAGTACCAGGATCAGATAATAAGGTACTTCCTAATAAAGACTTAAGTCTATTTATTTGATCAATAAGTTCAGGATCTATACCTGCTTTTTTAGCTTCTTCTAAATCTATGTCTCCGCTATTATCTGAATCTATATTATTGATATAGTTTATTAATTCTTCCTCACTTATTTTTCCATCACCATCAGTATCTATAACTTCTTGAATTTCTTCATCTGTCATATCTTCAACCATAGCATTTAAAACCATATCTTGAGCATGATCCTCGTCCCCTTCTTCTTCAGGTTCTTCATAATAAAGTTTACCTGATTTAGGGTCCATAAATACAGGAATTGGTTTTTCTTGTTCTTCTTGTTCTAGAATTTGAAGATCTACTAAACTAGCTTCTTCTAATTCTTCATCATTTTCTAAAGGTTTAGGTGTATCTTTTTTCTTTAATTGAGCAAAGGCAAAGTTTGCTGCTACTACTAAAGCAATAGCTAAAGGATCAAATACAAAAATAATTACTAATAAGAACCAGTTAATGATTCTATCCATAGTAACTCCTGTTAAATTAGCTAAATATTTTAAAGGACCTAATTCAGCTGCTACTTCTGAATTATTTTGGGTTTTAACAATTCGGGTCTCTAAATTGATTATCGAGTCGTTGTACGTTTGTACTTTTGTTGTAAGTTGTTCATCTTTTTGGATAGCCACTTCCAGCTGTTTCTCAAAAGATTTTCTGTTTGCTGAGGAAGAATAACTAATGACATTGCCATTATTATCCACATAAGACTGATTATTGTTTCCAAGAGCATTTCTTAATGAAGTTATATTTTGTGTTATTGATTGTTTTTCTACCTCATATTGTCCTTTGATTTTTTCAAATGAGGTCTTTTTAGTTTCTAATAATTTGATTTGGTTCTCTACTATACCTGCTTTATTAGCAGTAGCTTGATAAGCAGCAGATAAGAAACCATAAATACCTGCTGATGTAATTAAAATAAGAATAAACGCTGCTATTGTGAGGTATGTTCTTAATACTTTATTTAGTTTTTCCCAATATTGATATAATAAAGATGCTGTTACTAATTTAGCTATCTCTAAAGAAGAAGCCATTATAATTACAGCGAAACTGGCCCCAGCAAATAATAAACTAAGACCAGTAACACTATAAAAAGCCGCTGATGCACTTACAGATAATGCGGAAAGTGCTATAATAAATGGGAAAATTCTTTCTCTTATACTATTCCACATATCTAATAAATATTATACTATTTCACAAGCTCCACCAGCGCAAGCTGCTTGATCCATTAATGCTGTATTATCCGTTACTTCAATAACTTTAGATAAATCTACAGCATGTAATGATTCTACAGCTTTTTCAAACTCTTCTTTTGTAATGGTTTCAAAAGGAGCTTGTTTATAAGTACCTAAATCTTCAGGTAAGAAAGATAAAGCAGTAAAGTATTCTTTATTTTCATACAACCACTCACCTACTGTATCCCACTCATCTTGTTTAATAGTTACTGTAGCAGATACATTATGCATGTTTGAACCTTTTCTATGACCTGGCTTAATCCAATTTTTATTAATTGTTTTAATACGCTCTAACAAATCCATAGCTGATTCTTTACGTGTAATAGCACCTTCAGGAGATTGTTGTGGTACAGATACTACTGCTTGAATTTCTGGTTTGAAGAAATCATCTTCCAACATTTCAGGATGATAAACAGCTAAATATTGATACAACGCTTCATTTTTACCTAAACGAATACGACGCATATAATAATCATCATGCCAAGCATGAATACCTGAACTTGTACCTAATACTAATGAAGTAGTACCTGATGGTTTAACTGTGGTAACACGAGCTGCTTTTCTAATACCTAAAATTTCAGCTACTCTTTCATTTTCATCACAAGCTACTTTAGCTGCTTCTTTCATATTTAATTTAAAGATAGCTCCTGAAGCGATACCTGTCATTCCGATACCTAATAATGCTTCTTTTTCAGTTGTTTTTCTCCAAACATCTCTTAAATAATGGAAGTCAGTATAACTAGCTTGTAATGTACCAATAAATGCTGCTGCTTTAGCTCTCGCATTATATTCTTCTTGTGTTTCAATATCTGAAGCATTGATCTCACACAAATTACAGAATTGGTTTGGTTTCAAATTAATTTCGGCACATGGGTTAGTCCCAGCATCTTTATCATTTGTAAATAAGAAACCTGGTTCTCCGCTATTTGATGCTTCAATTTTCTTCCATAAATCCAAGAATGTTTCTTTATCGATTTTGCTACGAAGCAATACTGCTGAGTTATTTGCTCTACCTCGTTGTGGATTATTTTCCCACCAACTTCCAAATTTACAAGTTAACATATCATTGTCATGTAAATTAAATAAAGCAATAAGAGCAGCTCTACGAATCCCCCCAGACAAAACAGCATCCGCTAAGTGACAAATAATGTCATGTGCTTCTAAAGTTGTTAATCTTTCACCATCTTGTTTACGGTCTAAAATAGCTTGTACTTGTACTAAAGCAATTTTCAATGGTTCAGGACCAGGTGCTTTACCTCCAACAGTAATAAGTGAAGCTCCTTTTGGACGAATATCTCTAAAGTCAAAAATAGGACCAGTAGAAGTATAACCAAAATAAGCTTTAGTTAACATACGAACAGCATCAGCCCATCCCTCAATAGAATCACCTACTAGATAACGTTTCCACTTAAGTGGTTTTCTAATTTCAGGTAAATTTTCTACATGGTGGGTTTGTACTGAATAACCTACTCCGCATCCTGAAAGTAATAAGAACATAATTTCCGAAAATGCTCTATAATCATCAATAGGCAAATAGGAACAGTTAAAAATACGAGCATTGTTTATGTCAATAGGCTTACCAGCAAATTGCATTGAACGCATTGATGGTAGTACCTTTTTATCATAAACGTACTTGTAGGCGGACTCAATTTCCTCAGCCAAATGAGGGAATTTTTCAATGTGCATTTCCTTGTTTCGGGTAACCAACTCATCCCAAGTTTCGCGTCTGTTTTTTTCAGGCACGTATTTGGCATACTTAAGATGGGTAGTAATTTCCGACAAAATTTGTGATTCTGTTGTTAACATTTTTTAATAATAATTTAGTCTGTTTGTAATTCGAAAAATTTGTTTCTAATAAGGGCTTTGTCTACTGAGTCAATTCCACCAAAATTAGTGCTGTTGGATTGATTTGTTGGTTCCTCATCATCGTCTATAACATGGGTCGACACTTCAAAATGACCAGTTGAAGTATCTGCTTTCACAGAGAACGTTAGGCCGTCCATACCGTATCTGTTTTTCATAATGTGAAATCTTCCTGTCCCATTTACTTTATCTTGACGTTTCCTTGATAAGGATATTGCAACATCAGTAATCATGATTTTGTCATAAGAACCGGCTGCTTTATCACCTTCAATAATATCATCCTTTGCACCAGCACGATTAACTTGAGATACACTCCAAATAGGAATATTTAACTCTCTAGCAAGTCCCTTAGTGCTAATATAAATATCATCAATCTCATCCTTACGCTCACGATTCTTTCTTTTTGAACGAAGAAGATCAACATAGTCAATAATAATTAAATCTGGTTTAAAATCTAAATCAATACACTTTTTAATATGTGTTTCAATAGTTGAAATAGATGCCTTACCTGTTGGATATTCTTTGATAATTAACTGTCCTTCTAATTGAGGTACTAATTCTTCAACTTTTGTTTTATGTTGTAAAATTTTATTTACAGGAATATTAGTAAAGAAAGCGTCATAACGACGTCCTACATAATCAGCACCTAACTCAAGAGTATAGTGGATAACATTATAACCTAACTTAACAGCATAGCCACCTAAAGCAACTAGTGACCAAGATTTACCACCACCTGGATTACCAAATATAAGACCAAAATCGCCTCCTCCTAGACCTCCCATTAGTAAATCATTAAATGGTTCCCAAGGTGTAGGTACAGCTAATCTTTGATCTTCTCTATATCTAGACTCAGTATCTTTATTATACTCATGGCCTAAATTTTTGTCTTGACCCGCTTTTAAGGCGTTATCAATCATCATTCTTATAGAGTCATAATCTCCGGCATTAAGAAAGTCTACACTTGTTAACAACGCTTTTTTAAGCTGTTGGTTTTTACAAAAGTTAGAAAATTCTTCTTCAACATACTTTAAATCTTCATCGGATGCTTTATAAGCTTCACGAAGTTGTTCTTTAATTGAGACCTGAAGTACTTCATTATCAATCTTTTTTAACTCTACTTTCAAAACATCCATACTAGGACAAGCATGATATTTTTGGAAGTAATCTAGGATATGTTTAATAATCCATTTATGTGCTTGATTATCAAAATATTCTTCACTCAAAACGTCTTGAATGTTGAGTAAAAATTCCTTGTGAGTTAGCAAGGAAGATAATACTTTGATCTGGAACCCAATACCGTATTGGGACAAATTATTTAATGTCATATAACTTATTTTCTATAACTGTTTAATACTTTAAAAGACTCATTTATCACATATTCAGTATTCAAAATTGTTTTCCCTAAACCATCTTCATTATATAAACGCATAAATGCTTTTAAATTCAATTCAGGGGCTAGTTCATCAATAAATTCATCCAAATATTCTTCATCATTTTCTCCTATAATAGGATTACTTAAATCCATAATCTTATAGTTTTTTTCTAATCTATCAGCCTCAAAAACAATTTTAGAGTAAGTAACATTCTCTTTATATTTTGAAGCACATAAATTAATTAAATCACTAAAAGACATAGGACGCTCAGCTAATTCAGGAAACTTTTTTCTTAATCCTTTCTCACCTAATCCTTTTACACCTTCAATTTTATCTGAATTATCACCCATTAATGTCTTGTATAAGATAAAATTCTCAACTAGTACTCCAAAATTTTCCTTAACAGCTTTTTTATCAAAGAATTCTTTTTCAGCTGGGCGATAAAGAATAACTTTATCATTTACCAGTTGCATAAAGTCTCTATCATTAGAAACAATAAACACTTGGGAGTTATGTTTTTCAGGTAACTTTTTACTCAAGTAAGCAATAATATCATCTGCTTCTGCTTTATCAATACTAACAGTTTTAACAGGTAGACATTTTAGATAATGAATTAATCTAACTAACTGGTCAACTTTAGAGTCATGTTCATCTTCTAATGACTCAAAAATATCCCAATTAGTAACTCGAGTCAAATTACGACCTGATTTGTATTCCGGAAGTAGATTCTTCCTGTTAGTGGAAGAACCTACCCCATCGAATACAACATATAATGATGTGGGTTGAATTTGTTTAATAAGGAAATTAAGTGAGCGAATAAAACCTCCTAAACCACCAACGTGAGCACCTGCCTCATTAACATACTTAATAGTTGTAAAGTTTCTAAAGAATAAATTTAAGCCATCTATCAATAGAACTCTATCATGTTTATTTGAGACAGGTGTCTCTTGTTCCATGGTTTCAAGAAGTTGTAATAGTTCTTTTCTGTTCATTACTATGAATATAACAAAGATTTTGTTAATAGCCAAATATTAATCTGGCTCATTCTCAAATACATTCATAGTTTCAAAAGTTTCATCTTCTTCAAAAATGTCGAAGTCCATGCTTCCTAGAACTTTCATCCACTCATTGGCGTGGGCATCCTTATAGGCTTTAACTTCTTTATCATTGTCATTAATAAAGCCATGAGGAGTCATAATAATCTTACCTCTGGTTGTAACACCATTAATGTGGTTTTTATCAATCTGAATATTAGTACGTTTAGCAAATTCAACTTGCTTTCCGTCTTTAATAGCTTTGATTTTACTTGTACCAGCATTAGCAATGTTACCAAAAGTAATTACAAATGTAGCATCAAACCACATTGCAAAACCTCCTTTGTTCATAAGTTTTGGTTGACCCATAGGTACTTCAGCTTTAGCTGTCCAAACCTTATTTACACACAATAAAGTGTTTGTGTAAGGAGATGATTCTTTCCTGGAAAGTGTGATTTTTTGGTTTACATTGTTTCCAAATTGGGTACTCATTGCACCAGCGTTCCATTCATTGTTATTTTTATTAGATTTAACAGACATTTCACAAGGTACAGAGCCTATTGAGTCCCAAAGGAACAACAAATCATAAGGCAAACTTCCTTTTTTCTGTTCATCTAACATATCTAAAATAAATGCTGCTACATCTTCAATAGTATGCAAACTTTCTCGGTCAACATAAAGGAAGAAACCGCCGTAATTTAATACTTCACCTGTTTCTTCATCTACCTCCATGTCTACTTGGAGACCCATTTGCATAGCATGTTCCCAATTCCATTTCATCTCAGTAACAATGAATACAGGCAAAACACCCATCTTTTGAGCAGCTACAGCTGCTTCAATCAAGGCAGTAGTTTTACCTGTATCACTGTGACCTCGAAGAAGTACAATATGTCCCTGAGGAATACCAGGAACTGATGTAACATCTTGAAACGCCTGGCTAAGAGGAATCCATTTTTGTTCTTTAAACTTAACATTACTGTTAAGCATTTTTTTCTCCTTGAACTTATCAAGGTTAAAATTGGCTTTAATCTCCGCAGAGACTGCTGCCGTTAGTGATTCACTTTTCTTAGGTCTAGGCATAAATGTTTAAATTAAAATGGCAAATCACTTTCTTCTTCGTCAAACAAAGAATCAAATTTTTCAGCCTTGCTCACTTTAGGAGCAGTTGGAGTCTTAAGAGCGTAGTTTTTAGTAGGAGCTACTGGTTCAGTTTCTGGTTCATCTTCATCATCAATAATATCTCCTTCTTCTGGTTCGTCAGGAGTCAACCATTTCTGAAGTGCTTCTTTCATCTCATCATAAGAATATTTTTTAAACACATCAACTGGATTTGGTTGATTATCTAACCAGCTTTGAACCTCACTAGCGTCACTACTCAAAGGAGTTTCTTTAACCTTTGGCATAATGGTTGTTTTGTTGTAGCTAGTTCCAGTAACTTCAGGACCTACAGTAGTCAAACTAATGTCTCGACCTGTAGTAATATCAGTAAAGTCACCAACATCCTCATTATCTGCCAAATTCAAGAAATCCATATACAGCTCTTTACCAAATTGCCATAATTTAACTCCTTCAGCTTCTTCACCACGAACAATAACAGGAGCGAAAATACGCATTTTAGCATCTAACTTTTTAGCCAAACGCCAATTTTCCTTATCATTTGTTCCACGAAGTTGCTTCACAAACTCAACAATAGGATCTTTTTCACCCCAGTTGATTGGAGAGATCATTACTCGGTTAGTAATGTCATAATGGAAATAAACCTCTGAAAATGGGTTATTTTTGTTAAACTTAGATGGTACAATTCGTACTACCTGCTTACCTACACTTGGTTTCCAAAAAATGTTCTTTTTGTCACCTCCGCCTTTTGAAGCAGATTTACTCTGCATGGCGTTTAATCGATTTTTGATTTCATTCAAATCCATAACTTATACATTGTTTATAACTTAATTTAATAAAACGGGACTAATGAGCCAAATTAAAGCTCAACAATCTTATAAATCTTTGTATTTAATTGTTTTAACTCATTATGGTTAGTCAATAAAATACAATTTCTATAGTGTTGCCAACTCACCATATACTTAGGGTCAACTACTCCCCCATTTAGTTTTTTTATAAGCTCATTTAAAGCATTAATAGTATATAGTGTATTAGTGTCTTTTTTTCTATGTACTAAAATAGTATTTTCAGGAATGTCACTAACATTGCCTTGCTCAACATTATATGTAACAACATATTCGTCTGTACTTTTTACATACAAAACAAACATTTTCTTGTACATTATGGAGTATGCGCTTGTAATTTCGTTTACTAGAGAATCTAAATTTTCCAAGCTAGTAAAAGTACAAAATAACTTATTATTCACGTCACGTATATTAATTGGATCAAAATCGTATCCGGTATACATATATTCGGGTTTATGCAAAATCGTATGTGTCTCCATAACTAGTTTTTGTTTGTAACTTATATTTTTTAAATATTTTATTTATTTCAATTTCTATATCTTTTTCATCTTCTCCAAGCTCAAATAAAAAGCTGTCATAAGTATATAAAACTATTTTAGTTTTACGCCCTCTCAATAATTTATGAATGTCTATCAGTATATACGTGTTGACAGCACTTTCCACATTTTGTAACATATAGTTAAACAATTTTTGTGGATTCATATTTTCCAACTTGTCTTTATAAAAAAAGTATCCAGATATTGGAACTTCTACCTTGCCTTGCTCTTCAAACTCTTGCCACTTCTCTTCAATAAACTTATTTACTTTTTGAAAAAATTCCAAATGCGCGTACTCTTTAAATACGCCACCATAGAGTTGTTTGAACGTAAGCTCTTTTGCTTCTTTATACGAGACTCCGTATAGGTTTGCGAACGTTTGATGGACGTCTTGCCCATTGAAATCCATGGCAACCAAACGAGCAGCAAGATGAGGATGGTATGCGCTAATATCGAACTCCACAAACCCATACTTCGATATGTAGCTTCTCCTTGAGCCATTTTCTTTATTTAAAGCGGCAAAATTAATGCCATTAAAAGAGTTACTTGGTCTACGAGTTGTTGTAGATAAGTTGTAACTGGTAAATACCCTGTTGTCTTTGACTGAATAAAATTCTTTAGTGGGTTCATAGTATTTATCAAATTCATTTTTGTTTATGTTTATACCATTCTTTTCAATTCCGAAGAAAGCCAATGCTACTTTGTTGTTATAAAAGTCAAAGTATGGGGGTAACTCTTGAGGAATAGTACTACGAACTTGTATATAAATATGTTCGTATTTCTCATAGAGTTTAGCTACTGGGATAAGTTTGTTTGGTTTTAGATAATCCGTATTTTGGGAGTAAATGTGTGTATGTACTGCTTGCTCTTCTTGTATATACGTAGGGTTAAGTATGGATAGGTCAAACAAGCTTTTGATTGGTAAGTAATATAGTGTTTGTTTTTTATCTCGGACCCATATACGTTCTATACTTTGTAGTACACTGTCTATAACCGTTTTATTAAGCGAAAAAGTCTCACTATGGTCAATACATAATATATAACCTTTAGTGTCATTAAACGGTCTAATATAAATTAATGAAATGTCATTTAAAGCAGGATGAACATTATCATGATATGGGATTACTTCAACAAATGCATCTTGTATAGGATGTTGTTTTAAATAATCTAATTGTTCCTCTGTCTCTATTAACCAAAACATAACCTTGATTTGCTATTAATATAGTATCAAGATTTTACAAAGACAAATTAAAAATAGAATTTATCATAACCCCCATGTGCTTCTATATATTTAGTTAAACCATAAAGTTGGAGGGATTGTTCTTTTCTTGTTACATTGATTCTATTAGTTTGTACTACTTTTTCATAGTCACCTGCTATTAACCAATATATTTGAAAAGGAATATATAGTTGAACCCAATTTTGGTTTTTATTATATAAAGCTGTATATGTTGAATTATTAATTTCTATAAAAACAGGTTCATTAACTTTTCTACAAAAATATCTTACAAATTGTCCTATACCATAATCTGTTTGTTGTGGAGACCTAAAAACAGGGGTTGGTACATTTTGTTTTTGACCAGTTGAAATAATAGTAGCATATGATTCTGTTTTTCCACTTGGGCCAAAATCATCTATTAAACGAATATCTGTTTTAATTGATTGATCACTATCAAGAAGAGAAATTTCTATTATTTCTCGATTTCCTTTAGTTGGAGATTTACCTTCATAAAACTTTCCATTGTATAAAGCATAATAATATCCTGTAAAAGAAGATTTATTATCAGCGTAAATGTATTCTCCTCCATTAGTATAAAGACCTGTTTTTATTTTGTTTTTAGGATAGTACATTTATTATAAATATATTTTTATTATACATTTGGTACTTCATTGACTGGGATTGATGATGGGAGAGTTGAATAAAATTTAACTGCTTTACATAATCCTTCTACAAAGATCTTACCTGTTTCAGCACTTCCCCAACCTGCATTTGCTTTAATCATATATTTTATAGTGGCTTCGGGATCATTTTTAACTCCTTCAAAAGTACTTTTATGTCTATTTATAGCTTTTTGGAAATATAAACCAGCTACCCAAGCCGCTATTTTGTATATTCCATCTGAATCTTTTTTATTTAAATCCTCTGGATTTTTTACTAGGTCAACTTGGCCTGCTGGGCTTCCAAGTTCTCTATATAATCTATTATAACCAGCATATCCATCACCGCTTTTTTCACTTCCTAAAAATGTTACACCATTATATCCCCTACCAATATATCTCCACGCTTGTCCTTTTGGATTTCCATATAAACCACCATAAAATAACTCCCAAAAATCTTTATCAGCTTGTATATGTTTAGGACAAGAACCATCAGCATAACATCCTGAGCTATAGTCACTAGCACCATCTGCTAAAAGTTTTAATACTTTATTTCTTAAAGGAGGGTTTTGTACTTTTGGCCATACTTCAATAATTCTTTTTATTTTAGTATTACCATTAACATAACTTATTTCATCTACCGGTTTAAAGTTTGATTCTTTAGAACTAACAGATACAATTGCTCTGGCTTGACTTTCTGTAAAATTAAATTTAGAAGATTTAAGAAGTTTATATAAATAAATAGCATTTTTTCTTTTTTCGCTAGAAAGATTACTAAAAGGTGTTACCTTTTTAAGAATTTCTGGGTCGCAACTTCCTAGTCCTTGGAAGGTTACACCACCGCCACCACCATTATTAGTAACTACTCTTATATATTTTTCAACATTTTCAGAAACAGGAATAACCTCATTATTTTTAGATTTATTTACTATTTGACTTTCTAAAGTTGTAGTCCATTTATTGTTTGTTATAGTATGAGATATAGCTTTAGCAATAAAGTTATAAGATCTATTATCATACATTGGAGGTAATATTTTATCATCAACCTCAAAAGTTTCAAATATTTTCATTCCTGAAAGGCCCATCATTGTTAGTGATAAGTTATAAGGAATAACTATAGGGTTAGGTATTAATCCGTTTTTTACAGAGTTATTAATTTCGTAGTTGGCTAAGTCTCTATTAGCAGACATAAAAGCATCTACCTCACCTCTGTTTATACTTAATTGTCCCCAAATATCTTGAGCAAAAGTTTTAGCGGTATTATAAAGATTATTAAGGTCTTTAACTGTTGTACCCCCAGATGTTGATCCTATTTCTGCTGCTGATTTCTTTTGGGATATAATTCTATCAACTAGTCCTTCATTATATTTAGATAATCCTGTATAATCCATACCTAATACATTAGTATCAGATTGGGCAGCGATAGTTATCATATTAACAAAGTCATTAGTTAATTGGGAAGTGAAGTTCACATCATATATAAAAGAACCATAATTAAACCTACCTATAGGTTTAAAACCAAAAAGATTAAAAAATGCAGGAGCATTTGATTTTTCTTTTAACCCCCCATAATTTAAAATTTTATAATCATATATTTTTACATAATTAGTTTCCCTATCATAAATTACTTGAAAGTCATGACAATAACCTAAAGCAGCGTTTATACCTGTTAGTAATTGATTTAAAAAGGAAATTAAAGATAAATTACCTTGTTTATCTATATTATTATTAGCTACTGTTGCTATATATTCTAGATTAACATGAATATCCATTAACCTTCCAATAAAATTATTTACAATAAAGTCTGTATTTAGATCTTGTGATGTTAACCCCGATTCGATATCATCAGCATTTCTAGTTTTAGTTAAATTAGGAGTTGTACTTTTATCTTTATCTGGTATTCTTTTAAATTTTCCATCTTTAATAGTCCAAGAACCTTGTTCTGTTAAATTAGTAGGTTCATTATCTTTTTTTCCAAACTGAAAGTATCTACTTCTAGTTATATATCTAATGGAATTTGGAAAATTAATAGTATAAGCCTCAACTTCTTTTGGTGCTCCTTTGATAGTTATTGTTTCTGGTCCTGTAAAACCAGCTGAGCCTGAGAATACTACTGGTATATTTTCAAATACTCTTCCAAGATTTTCTTCTTGTATTACTTCATCTCTACTTGTTGTTCCCCCACCAGCATTTGATTGAAATGTAGAAGGTAAACCTCCATAAAAAGGATGACCAGAAGCATCTGTTGACCCAGAGGCTGCTTTATTTTCAGATGTTAAGTCAGTAGAAATACTTTTTAAATATTGTTGAGCGGCTGTGAGGGCTTGTTCAGCGGCTGTTGGTTCTTTAATAACATCAAGAAAACCAGCGGGTTCAGTAGTTTCTGTATTTGGTTTAGTGACTTCAAAAGGATTAAATACTCTTTCACCAGGAGTAGTAGGAGAAAAATCTATTGTTCCTATATTTTCAATTGATTGATTTATTTCAAGAACATCCTGAGCAAGTTCAACATTCTTTTGTTGTTGTTGTAGTTTTCTTTGTAGTTCAGCTATTTTTTCTGGTCTTTCTCTAACTTTTTTATAAGATTCAGGAACAGCAATTTTTCCATCTCTTACAGGAATCATACAAATTTCAGGGTCAGCTGAAATATGTTTACTAAAATGGAAACAATAATTGTTATTATTTGTATCTATTCTAAAATAAGGGTTACTTTTGCTAGTACTATATAATAAAAGATTATTTTGAATAAAATCTAGCAGATTACCTAACTTCATAAAATATAGAAAATCATTAGCAGTATCTGTAGTTTCAATTATTAAACCTTCTTCATTTACTGTTTTTGTTTTTTCTATTTTTTCTACTTTCATAGATAAAATATCTTGAGAAGCACCCCCGGTATTTCCTTGCAGATAATCTCTAACACGTTTTAATTCTAAATGTATCCTTGATTTATTAGCTAATCTATCTACAACATTTGTAGCTTCTATATCTTCTCCAGTAAGAGTTATAATTTCATTTCTTATTTCAGTTGGTCTACCTTTTAAATCATTAACTTCTTTTCTTAATTCTTCAATAGTAGGTACAGAAGCAGCAACTACTTCTTTATATTTAGGTGTATTTATAAGTAGTACATTTTTTCGTTTATATTCCTCAAACGCTGTTTCAAGAGCTTGTAGTTCTTTAGCTTTTTCTGCTATTTTACTTTCATTAAGAGCTAACTCAGCTTTAAGGTCTTCAACTGTTTTATTTCTTTGATCTTGGTCTAAAAGCTGTTGTTTAGCCCCTAAAGCCCCTTCTCCTGGAGATACTGTGTTTATTTTTAAATTTTCAAGTAAATCTCCTTGAGTTACAGCATATACTGTTATTTTATAAGTACCATTAGGTTGAAATGTAAACTTAAAATTTTTAACAATTAAGTATAAGGCATCATAATTGCCTGATTGTTTTTGTTTTTCTTTTTTTATTTCATTGTATATAGTATATTGAGTGCTTTTTTTAGATAATATTGATTTAAAAGGATCAGTTATTAAACTAGTTGGATCATTATGAATAACAGTCGCTGTATCATTATCAATATATCTTGTCCATCCCCATTCTAATAAGAAACTATAACCAGGATGTAAAAATAAAGTATCAATTATATTTAGTTGTTCTTTATTAAAAGCAATTATATCGATTTCTGCATTAGCTAAAGCTCCTTTATTTACATAACTTACTCTTACAGATTCAATACCAGGCATTGGTCTTAGTCCTTGATCTAATCCAGCAAAACCATAAGAATTAGTTATAGAAAAATCACTATTAGCAGCAAAATAATCTTGATTGTTTGTAGAAGGATTAAAAGATAAACTATCTCCTGAACCTGTTACTGAAGATACTCCATTATATAAAATAAAATTTTTAGCTAAGTTTTCACTTGCATAATCTGCTCCTAAATTTAATGAAACTAATCTTTCAGCCGCTCTTGGTCCTCTAATATCAATACCAGATATCATTCTAGTCCAAGCTGAATTGTTATGTAACCATTGGTTAACACTATCATTAATAGTATTACCCTCTTGTGAATAACCTAAAAGAGTTTGTCTAGCTTCTACTTGTTGTGTTACAAATCTATCAAAAACTTCACCTATAATATTTGCCATATCACTGATTATTTAATAACTGAAAATTTAAAATAATATTACTTAAATTTCCTGGAATTCTAATTTGAGTACCTTCAGGTACATAAAGAGAACCCATACCTAAGTCAGGATTAGCTACAGATATTACCCAATAATATTCTGATGAGCCATAAAACTGTTTAGCTAAATTATCTAAACGGTCTCCTGCTGTTGTATAAACATAAATATCTCCAGAAGTATAAGGAATGTCAGGATATTTAACTCCAACAAAAGAAACAATTGTTCCTTCAGTATTTGTTGTGTTTTGTCCTATTGTATTTCTATATCTATTCATAACTTTTAAGCATTAGGTAAACCATCAGGAATAGCTCTACTAAATAAAGATTGATTTTTAAGTCGAACATCTGTAGGAGTTGAAGCATTTAATGGTCCTGAAATTCTTCTTTGGCTAGTAGGTTCTAAAACAAATGGTTTTTGGAGTTTATTTGGTATATTTATTTGTCCAGGGTTTGTTGGTTTTGGTATTGGAGCAGATTTTAATGTTGTTCCACTTATATTATCAACTTTAGATCCAAACCTTTCAGCGGCTTCTCTATTAACAATATAGGCTGCTTTGTTAAATTTATCTTCATTACCTACAAAATTTCCATTTGTTTTAGGAACAAAATTATGAACAGGAGTAAAGGTCATACTAACATTAATCACCATCGGTAATATTTGAGTTCCATTATCTAAAAGATTACCATTATTGTCTCTAGCTATATCCCAAGGGACATTATTTGCTACTGAGTAATTTATACTATTAATAAATCCAGGAGTTTGTGTCAAATAATCTCCTACAGTTAATTTAACAAAATTACCTCTCATAAATCCGGTTGAGTTAGAATAATCAGGAGCAGTTAATGAGGCTAAATAACTTATTTTTTTATATTGAGGTTGTTGTTCGAGTCTTGATTCAATAGCTATAGTAAATCCTAAACTAATTGACCTATTAAAGCTATCATAAATATGAAAATTCTCACCTCTACCAGAATATTTAAATGATTGCCAATTTCCTGTAAAACTATCTCCAAAATTGTCTATATAAGCTCTAAAATGAACAAAAGTATAATTTGAAGGGTCATCATTATTAACTACTTGAAAATAAAAAGGTATTAAATCTGATTCTGAATAATCTGTATCTACTTTGTTTGAACTATATAAAGAAACAGTATTGATTTTATCAGTAGACTGGTTTGAAGATAAAGCAGTTATATCAGAAACGTCTTTAAAACGAGTTCCTGGGTCAGACATTCCAAAAGTATCTTGTCTGTTGTTTTCAGAATAATTTCCTTTAGCTAAAAAGCTTTTAAATTTATATCCACCTCCTGCTTCAGCACCACCATCATAAGTTCTACTTCTAAAATCATTAAGGTAAGGAGTAGAAATTGGATCTGATTTAAAAGGTCCGGAATTGCTTAGTTTTTCACTGGTCCAAGATGAATAATTAGATTCAAAAGTATTATCTAGTTTTTGTATAGTAAGAGTTGTATCAGTTACTCTTCTATAACTAGATAAAGCATCATTTATAATAAAATCATTATCATTAAACTTGATACTAAAACCTTTAGATACTTTTAAGTCTGGTGAGTCTGGAAGTTGAGATATTTTAGATTTGTATAGTAAAGTTAAACGGTTAGTATTTTCTGTATTATATTGTTTATCTGTTTTAACTAGATATGAGTTTTCACCTTGACCATGAGGTATATCAAAGTAAAATGGATTTAAACCAGATTTATTTATATGGGTACCAATAGGATTACCTGCTAATTGAGCTAGAGTATTTAAAGGACTATAAATTTCTCTTGGATAAATATCATTTGGTAATTTTGGTTTAAATGTTTTTTCTAATAAGTTTTGTTGAGCAATCCAAAGTAAACCTTGTGATGAAGCTAAAAATTTTCCAATTCTTATTTCATCTTCTTTAACATGTTTAGCAACAGATACTCCTCCTCTAATAAATAAATCATTATTTAAACCAGTGCTACCTAATTGGTCTACAGATAAGTCAAAACTATTTTGTTTACTAACAGTTACAAAAGGTTGACCACTATTTCCTCCACCAGGACGGTCATATCCATAAGGTATGCTTTTTTGCCCAAAAGAATTAGGCGTTGACACATACCCACGACCACCTGAGTAGTATTTAAAGTTACCTAGATCTGTTAGTAAATCTACTAAAGGCATTTATTATCCTGGTAAAGTATTTAGATATTTTTTATTATCAGGTACACTACCGTTGTTTCTATCTAAGATAGAAGGTTGAGGTAATTGATTGTTAGTACCATCTAAATATTCTTGATATGCAGAATTTACTTCATTTTTGTTAGCTCCACTAACTGAGTAACTAGGTTGGTCTCCATCAGCGTGTAATTTAGAAGATTTAGTAGCACCTGGGTTTGGTAATGGAGTTGTACCATTATAGCTTGAGTATGCTGATCCTTTTGTTTTTAATAAATCTAGAATTCCCATAATTTTATTGTTTTATTATAAATATTAAAAAAATTAACCTTGTTGGTAATTTCCTGTAGCTACAGCTGTACCTACTTTATTTCCTGACATTACAATCTCACGTTGTTCTGAAAGTTGTCCTGATATTGTTTTTAGTAATGAATTTGTTTCTTCTACACCTCCATTTCCACCAGCTCCTGAAATAGCTGAATAACGGGCCATTTCAGCGTCTGTTTCAGCCATATTACCATATATTCTAGCTGCTCTTCTTTGGGCTGCTGTTTTTGGTTGTAATGATTCGGTAAATTCTTGTTCTTTTTTTAGTCTTTGTTTTTCTTTACTTATATCATTTAAACCCATAGCTAAACCAACAACACCACCAATTGCTGCTCCTATAGGACCAGCTATAGCTCCCATAGCAGCCATTGAGCCTGCTGAAGATAATACTCCTCCTGCTTGTCCACCAATAGCTTGACCAGCCATCATTGCCCCCATACCTAACATTCCTGCTCCCATTCCTGTAAGACCTCTACCTACAGGTTTTTGACCAGACATGTTTCTAATCATTCTTCCTTGAGGAGAGTTAGCAGCATATGTTTGTCCTGATTTTGAAGTTACAGTTCCTTGATTAAATAAAGAACCCATTAATCCTCCTCCACCACCAGCACCTCCCATTGGACCTTGTCCTACAATTCTAACAGGAAGTCCTCCTACTAACATTTTAAGGGCTCCAAGTCCAGCTAATAAACCTAAGACTTTTCCTATTGGTCCAGTTAATACTTTACCTATAGAAAGAAAAACACTACCAATGTTTTTTGCAGTTTCTACTATTTTCTCAATACCTCCACCTTTAATAAATTCATCAAACTTACCTAAAAACTTTGTGAACATTGGTTCAAGTTTTTGGATAAAAAGATCTTTGAATTTTTCAGTTAAAGCATTGATTTTTTCTTGGAATGTTAAGTTTGAAGCTTGAGCTTTTAATCTTTCATCTCCTATTTGAGCTAAAAATGCTTCTTTATCTGCTGCTTCACCATACGCTTTGGCTATGCTTTCTACATCTTTAAAACCAGCTTTATTAGCAGCATTTAACATTTCTTGTTTTTCCAACATACCTGCTACTTGGTCAGCAGACATACCAAAAGCTTTTGCTAATGATTCCTGTTGGATAACATTCATTTTAGTAAATTCTTCAGCACTACCTAATTGTGCTTTTAATTCTTTAGCTAAGGTAACTTGGTCACCATTTAAAGCAGCTGTTCTTGCTCTTTCAAGATTTAAATTTCTACCAGTTAATAATTCAGCTTCTAACTCAGCACCAATTGAATTTTCAAATTGTAATAAACTGTTAGCGGCTGAATTTAAATCACTAAACTCTGCACCTAATTTTTTAGCCTCAATAACTGAGTCAATTAATCCTTGGGTACCTCCTTTAATGTTTAATCTTTGTTGAGCTGATAATTGAGTTATAGACTCATATATTGCTTTATCACTTAAAGCTACTCCTGATTGTTCTCTTCTTAAAGCTAATTGACCTGATAATTCGTTTGTAAATTTATCAAATTCTTTACCTTGTAAGACAGAAAACTTATATATTCCTTGAGCAGCTCCTTCACTTAAATGTAATCCTTTAGTTAAGTTATTATACGTTTCAACAGATGCTTGACCAAAATTAGCAAATGTACCTGCTACAGCGTTTAGTCCTGAAAATGCTTCGGATAAATTACCGGTTGTTGATAACAGATTATTTGAACTAGCTGATATTTGTCTAAACTCATGGGCTAATTCTCTACCCGCTTTTGGTGTAGCACCAAAGTTTCTAGATATGTCAACCGCTTTTTTATCAAAATCAAGAAAAGCATTTTTAATAAAACCAAATATGCTCTTAACTGCTTTACCGACTAAAGCTAATTTAGTAACTGGATCTGATAATGAGTCTCCTATTCCTTTGAATATACCACTCATACCAGCGCTTAAAGCTTTCCATTTACCTCCTTCTTTAGCTGCTTCTCTTATGTTTTTCTTAATATCATCAAAATGCTCACTTTCAATACCTATCTTTTTTAAAGAACCAGCTATACCATCAAATATTTTTCCAGTAATACCAATAGTTTTTTGGAGGTCTTTTTCAGCTTGTACTTCTTTTGCTGTTTGTTCATTAATATCAGATAAATAACCTGTTTTTTTCTTTAAAGATTCATTTATTTCATTAAGAGCCGATATTTCATCATCACTAGCTTTACCACTTCTTTTTTTAGCTTCTAATTCTTTTTGAAGAATTCCAAGATTTTCAACTTCTAAAGCTATTTTTCTAGAAGTATCTTTTAATTGCTTAATTGTTAAAACATTTTCACCTTTTTTATGTTCTGATATTTTTCTGGTTAAGCCTTCTATTTTACCAAAGGAACTAAGAGATTCTTTATTTAGGTTTCTAACTCCTTTTAAATCATTTACTACATTTTTTAATGTTGTAGATATACCACCAAAAATATTTTTTAAATCATCAGCGTCTTTTTGCAAAGATTGTAATACCTTTCTAGATCCATCAAGACCACCACCCATTGCTTTAATAGCAGCGTTAATGTCTTTAAACCCTTCACCTCCTAAAGATTGTACTTCTTTTTGGAGTTGTTGTATTTGTTTATAAAGAGCTTGTAGGTTATCAGCCATATATTATAAATATTAAGGGACATCATTTTTTAGATGTCCCTGATTTATAAAGTAATTTTTGGTTAGGTCGTTGTTGTATTTCTTGTTTTTGGTTTTGGAATTGTTTTAAATTCTGCAAAGTGGTTTGCATGTTAGCATCATCACTGTTGTTTTCTTTATCGTAATGCTTTTTAAGTTGGTTTAAAATAAACTTTCTTAACCAAATAGGCAAATTATAAACAGTTTCAAAGTTATAACCTCCTTGACCCCAAAAACAAATATCATGTATTTGTAAAAACAAATCTGCTCTTACAACAGGAGCATTATCAAGACTCAGGCCAAAAAAAGCTAAGTCCAATAGGCACATCGATCTCCTCCTCAAGACCGTCTAGACCTGTTATTGTCACTTTTGTATTAATGTCTGGTTGGAATGTTGTAATGTATTTTCTAAATTCTCTAGAATCTCTAGCTAAGAAAGCATTGTCTACAAAATCACGAATAATTTTTTTATCTTCATTTCCATCAACAGCTAAAATCATTTGTTTAAATCTAGTTGTTAATTCAGGTAACCCATCTTTACTTATTTTCTTATATCCTTCTAATTCAGCATCAACTGCTCTATCATCTTTACCAGTCATTAATTTAAAAGTTAAAGTAATTTTAGAGGCTGGAAGTAGATAAGTGAATTTGTTTTGGCCTTTTGTAAATAAAGATTCATCAATTTCCTTATTTTCTAGAACACTCAAATCAACAGTATGTTCTTCTCCTAAGTAACTAAATTTATACTCAGAACCATAACCTAAAATACGAGCAGCAATCAAAAGAGCATTTTTATCACCTACAATCAAATCATCTACCTTAATTGTTTTATCAACAATCAAAGATTGTAGCAATTTATCAAAAACTACTCCTTTAGAAATGTATGCTTGGTTGGTTAAAATATCCTCTTCTTTAGCTGTCATGTATTTCATTTCAACTTGACCTGATGAAAGGGGATGTGATTCTGGATAAACAAGACCTTTTGAAGGTAAGTCTACAACCTCAGTTGGGAAATTAAATTCGCTCATAATCTATTTTTTAATAACTATTATCTATGATAAATATTAAGATAAAAAAAGAGCTTGACATAGCCAAGCTCTCTTTAATAAAAAGTATATTCTTTTTTTAGAAGTTCAATACGCAGTAATCCATACCAACTGTTAAGGTAATGTTAACAGCAGCATCAGCAGTATCGTAGTTGTAATCACCGAAGTTAGCTTCTTTAATAAAGGCTCCTTTAATTACCCATTCTGATACTACATCACCTACAGGACCTAAAATATCAATAGTTAAGTCTTTCTTATAGAAATCACTGTAACCATCTCTACCTGTTACTGATTCGTGGTGTAAACGTACCCATTCCATTACTGCCTGAGCACCTGATGGGGTAATAGGGTCGAATAATGTCATCTGAATATCGCCCCAAGTAGCTCTACCTTTAACCTTTCTATAAACGTTTATATGGTTAAGCATAATTTCAGGTTGGCTTAATGTAACAGCGTTAACACCCTTGATTAAATACGATGGTATACCCTCTAGATACATTATAAATCTATTAGGGGTTTTAGGTTCGAACGCTGTGAAAAATATTTCGTTTGGATTTAATACTGCCATTTTATTATTTTGTTATAAATATTCTACTTTTAAAAAATTATGCTGGGAATTCTACTCCAGTTGGTAAGATGTTGAAGTTCAAGTAAATGAATTCAGCAGTCTTAGTTGGTTGGATATAAATCTGACCTACTAACTGGTTTCTGTCAATTACATCAGCGGTGTTGTTTGTGTCATCCATAATTACTCTGAAAGCATATAAACCTTGTTTCTGCTGTACTGAGGTTAAATATGGGTTAACTTGAGCTAAGAAACTGTTTCTAGTAGCTGCTGTATTTTGTTCAAATACTAAGTTATTAGCTACTTGAGAAATATATGATTTCAATGCAATTAACAATCTTCTAACATTTACTCTATCTAAAGCAGAAGCTCTAGTTTGTAATGTTTTCTGACCGTATACTACAACTCCAGTTCCTGGGAATGTAGCGATTGGATTTACTTTTCCTACATATAAAGAATCTCTATTAGTTTGAGATAATTTTTGTTCTGCTCTAATTACAGTCGTTAAACCACCTCTGTTAATACCAGCTGGTGCAAACCAAGGCTCACTTACACTATCATTATAAGCATAAACACCTGGAATCATTGTTGAAGCTGGAACCCATACTCTAGCTCCTGTATCTGGATCAATGGTTTGTAACCAAGGCCAGTAAGCAGCAGCATATGAAGTGTTTCTAGCAGCGGCTTGAGTAATTACTGTAGCTTGAGCTGTACCGTAGTAAGCTAAGTCAACTACAAAAATATTATCTCCTCTGTTTTGGGTGTTGTTAATAATGTTAGTGATCTGTCCGTTATGTGTACCGATGTTATTGAACAAACCAGGAGTTACTAATAAGTTAAATTGGTAATCATCTTGGTTTGATAATAAAGCAATCATATTAGTATAATCACTACCTGATAAACCTTGAGTGTTGTTACCTGTGATTTCGTTATAATATTTATTAGCTCCATTAGGTACATTAACACCTACACCCGCAATAAATGAACCACTACCTGCTGCTGGAATAGATCCAGTAAATTCTGGTTTTGCAGTACCTGAGTTATTAAAGTAATCTGGTGTTTTCTGATCAACTGATTTAACTCTTACATATCTTGAAGCGTTTGGATATTCACCACCAATTGTTATTTGTGGGTTTGCAACTTCTCCATTAAATGAAGCTGACTGGTCACCAATAATTTTAGAAATATAATTATCAGCTTTAGGGTCTAATGATAAGTTAGTCCAAGTTTCTAAAACACTTTGGTTATTATTATCGTCACTAGCTTGTCTAATGATTAATGAGAAAGTACCGTTAGCTGTGTCTGGATTTGAAATTACCCACCTTAAGTTATCAGTTGAACCAGAATCTAAAACTCCATTTGATCCAGTTGTACCAACACTATTCATAATCGCACCCATAGAAATAGTTTCTAAGGCAAATGATTGTGAGAATGAAGCAGAGTTCATAATTGAGACTGGAGCACCTACAGCATCTTGAACACCATTAGTTCCTGTTACAGAACCAGTATCTGTTGTTGCTGAAGCCCAAGAATCAGAAGCTGATACTACTCTAGCTACTAACAAACTTTCACCACCATTTGCAAAATAGTTATAAGCTGCAATTGAAGTGAAGTAAGTGTAAACACTACTTGCGCTAGTAAATGTTGTACCGAATAAGTTTTGATACTGTGAGTATGAAGTTACTACAGTAGGAATTTCAACAGGACCTTTCACAGTTGGGCCGATAATTGCAGCTCCTACAGTTACTGGCTGTTGGGTGAGAAACGACTGATCGTTTTCAATAGCGAGTACGCCAGGGGATATTAATGTTGATGCCATTTTTTATTAATGTTTATTTGATAATAAATATTGGCAAAGGAGTCAAAAATTAATTTGCTTTTGTAAACTCTCCGGTATTAATATTAATTGATCCTTCGCCGTATTTTTCTTGTATTTTTTGACCAAATTGAATTTCTTGAGTTTTTAATTTACTCAAAGCTTCAATTACTTGTTCTTTTTGCAACTCTAACTCTTGAATTCTAAGTTCTACAACTCCAAAATCAGTAGTAATATCTTGTCTTTGTTGTTGTAACTGGGTGAGTTCTGTTAACTCTTCTTGTGTTAAAACTATTTTTTCCATATGTTATAAATATTAAGATCTTCTAATAAAATACCAACCTTGAGCCATACCTGTAGCTCCTCCACCGTCTAACCATTGGAAATCAAAACTAGCCATATTATTAATACCTGTTAAATTTTGTAATGTGTCATCATTACCTGCTCCTATACTATTATTATTTAAACCAAAAATGCTAACCCCTGAAGAAGTAACATAGACAAAATTTGTTTCTAAATCGCTTTTTTCAAAGAAAATATTAAAAGTAATTATTTTACCATCTTTACCAGTTAATGGAGAAAAACTTAATCCTAACTCATTATTATTACTTTGAGCATTAATACCTGATTGGGAAATATAAATTAATGAAGGAACAGAATCATTAATTACATATGGTGTAGATGAAGTATAAGCTACATCATCAATTTTTACATAATTTGGATTATATGAAGTTGGTGTACCTAATGGAGCATAAGAAGCAGATATAGCTTGTGAAGCTGAAGTAGCATAAGAAGAAGTAGTAAATAAATAATTAGTTACAGGATTGTATTCTAAATAAGTTTCACCTCCTGATTCTTGACCTTTAGTATAATATAAAGTGGCTGTAGAAGATGTGGCCGCTAAATAAGGAATTGAATATCCTTTATTACTAACTACATTTGAAGGTCTAACTTGGTCAGTAGTTAAAGAACTAGCAAAGTAACCACTACCTGTTGTTCCAACAAGAGTAAAGGAACCAGAAACTGTTAAAGCATATCCTACAGTTCCAGTTAAAGCATCTATAGATTGAGTAACATGATAGTCTTGGACTGTTTGTCCGTTAACTATACCTGTTTTTGATAATGTTTCTAAAGCCATTTATGATAAATATTATTATTTTTAAGGAAATTAACGATTATCTATATGAATTATAACTTCATTATAATACTCTATAAAATGTTCATTCCATAAATCCCATTTGATATTAACACCGTCTACAGAATAAACTTCAAAATTATTAAATTTAATTAAGTAGTTATCCCTAAAATTTCTAAATTTTTCTTTTAATTCAGGAGTGCTTAAATGCCATTCTCCTGATATTTTTCTAATGTTGTTTAAAACATACTCTATATTTTCTTCTGTGAAGATGCTATACTCACCTCCTTCACAATCTGTTTTTAAAAAATCAATATATTTAATATTATTTTCTTTTATAAATTTTTTAAAAGTTAAACTTCTACATTCACTAGCTAACCCATCCCATTGTACTTCTGTTGTTTCTTCTTGACTAAGAAAAGCTTTAATAAAAGAAACAGAATAACCTAATAAATTTTCTTGTAAAATATCAAAATATGAATTTAAAGGTTCAACAACCCAACAATGTTTTGGTTTTTTATCCTTAATAGACCAGATAAAGTCTCCTATAGAGGCTCCAAAGTCAACTACTATATCTCCTTCTTCAACAGGAAAATATTTTTCATAAATGTTTTCTTCAAACATTTCTCTAGTAAGTTGATCTTTATACCATTCTGATGTTGGGCCCCAATTAAAATTTTCTAAGTTTATCATAAAGGTAATAAATTAAATACAGTTAATGGTGAGATTGATTTTTCACAAATATGTTGTTTATCTGTTCCTTCCCATATTGGGCACCAATCCCAATTTCCAGGGTCAAAAATAAAGTTAGTATTATTCCAACATGAATTACAAGCATGTTCATTTTGTATTCTTATATTATTAGATATAAATTCATGATCTTTTTGAGAAAAACCACTAATCATCACTGTTTGTTTTCCTAAAGCCCAATTTATCCAAGATAGTCCTGAACTTAATCCTATTAAAAATTTAGCATTATAAAGAATATCCATAGATTCATTTAATGTTTTACCGTGAATATTTAAATTACCTTTTATATTATAGGGTTTATTTGTAAGTGTTACTACTGTGTATCCTAATTCACGCAACATTTTAGATAATGATACCCAACTGTCATAAGGCCACTCTTTACAACCAGCAGTTGATTCAGGGGCAATAACAATATAATTTGTTTTTATTGATTTTGATTTTGGGGCAAAATTTATCCCATAATTTAATTCTTTAAATTCTAAACCTAAAATATCTGATGCTGTTTTTTGGAGTGGTTGAGTTTGAGGATAATTAGGATACATTTCAAATTTGTCCCATTTACCTGATTCTCCTCTAAACCATCCTATTCGATATATAACATCACAGTTTATTGATTGTCCTGGTTCTATAAATTCAATGTCTTTATATGTCTCTAATCCTTTAAACCAATGGTTATGAAATGTGCTTAAAATTACTTTACAATTATGTTTTTTAGCAAAATCAACAGCATAGGGTGTCCAAGCAATTGTATCACCAATAGATTTTGACTCTAATCCTATTAATACTCGTTTATTATTTAAGTTAAGTTCTTCAATTATATTTCCATTAACTTTAATTTTCCATTTAGTATAATAGGTTCTAGAACATTTTGTCCACATATTATTAGTGATAGTGTCCTCATGAATAATATTATTATTTTCATCTAAAAATTCAATATGATATTGTTCTAGTTTATCTCCTACAATTTCTATTTTAGGACCATCAAAATAACTAATTTTTATTTCATTTTTTAATTGAGCATTTTTATGTTTATTCCTTTCATAAAATTCTATTATAGTTTTATAACCAATTTGTCCTACTTTTTCCCAACTAAAATTATGTTTAATTTCTTCTGATTCTTTTAAAGCATTTTTCTTACATTCATCATACTTTTTATAAGAATACATCATCATTAGTTGTAAATGGTTAAAATCAGGTTCATAATAATTACCTGTGTAATCATTAAAATGATTATATGATGAATCATTTGCTGATTTTTCACCTAATATATTTATTGGTATTCCTTTATTTTCAGCAAATTCAAGTTGACCTGAACAGTTTGAATAAATAGAGGGTATACCACAGGCCATTGCCTCAATTAAAGGTAAATTCCAACCCTCAGAACGAGCACAAGATAAAAACACATTACATGATTTTAGTATTTTAATATAATCTTCTCTAGATGGAAAATGAACTACTTTAATTCTTGGATCTGTTAAACCATAATATTTTAATCTATTTTCTGTTGTTTCTAAACCATCTCCTGAAAAAGGATTATCTATAGAAACAATTAAGTCAACAGGATCATTTTCATTAAATGTATTTAAAAATGTTTCAATAATTTCTTTAGTTGATTTTCTATAATCCCATCTACCTGCTAAAAAGAATTTAAATCTACCATCTGAAGTTAACTCATGAGTTGTTTCTTCAGGGTAAAAAGTATGAATATCAACTCCTTCAGGAACAACTTTAATTTTATCCTTTGGGTAGCCTTGTTTAATAGTTACATCACGCTGCCATTTTGAAGGAACCCATAATTCATCGAATTCTTTTAATTTATTAAAAAATTCTTCTGGTTGTTGGGTTGTTTCCCAAACATTATAAGCTATTTTTGGACCATTGTATCCATCATAAAATAAATGATGATTAGTTTCACATAAAACAATATTTAAATCATGTAGAAATTCTTTAGATTTGTCAGAATATATTTTATAGTTATCTCTCCCACCCTTATCATTCCATAATATCTGTTCATATAAAATAGATTTATCTATTTCATTAATATAAGGTTCATTATTATGAGGGGTATTATTAAAACTTTCCCATGTTTTACCAATTGTGAAATTCCTAACTTTTAATTGTAAATGTTTAGATAACTCTCTAAAAAAGTCTCTTGTATGTTGGTTATAACCTGTAGTTCCTATATAAGAACCATGAACATATACTTTTGGTTTAGTCATTTTTAATAGCTAGTGTATTACAAGTGTGTTTAATTGTTTTATAAGAATTTGCTAAAAACCAAATATCAAGCTTAGCTTTAGTAATTATATCTAAATTTTCATCTTCATAAATTATTAAATTAGGTCTAGATTCCAAAGCTAAAATTAAATCTCCATCTAAACCTTCTACATCTAAATGTAACCAATCATAATTTTGATCTTTTATTAAATCATTAATTGATATACTTTTTCTATACGTTTTAGTTATTTCTGAAGAGTCTAACCATTCATTGATTACTGATGGTATTACTGTATCTGTATAGCCTTCTCCGCCTTGATACCATTCTACATCAGATCCATCTGTTGTAACTATAATATTTTTAAATTTTGTATTTAAATAATTAAAATAATTTTCTTCTAGTTTTTTAAACTGGTTATCACTACCGTCAATTAAAGTAGCTTCTGTTAAATTTTCTTTAACGGGGTATATCCAATGTCCGTTTCTTCCATCATGAGCACCAATAACTAAACCGTTAGATTTTAATCCTTGTAATTGTCTACCTTTTAAATAGTACCATAACATTTTTTCATGAATATCTCCATTAACAGTGACATCCCATTTATGTTCATGTAATAAAGTCCCATTAGAAGAATAAATCAAAACATCAGTAATAAATTCTCCACCTTTCCATTCTGCCCAACAATTGTCTGTTAATTTAACTTCATAATGGATTTCTTTTGAAATAATATTTTTAAATTGGATAGTTAATGGAAGGTGTTCTTTAATTAAAGTTAAATTATTTAATTCTACTAAAGTTGAATTATTTTCTCTATTATAAGTTACATTTATCATATATTATTAATTGTTAAAATATTTTGTCCAATAGAAATTATGTTTTTTGTATAATCAATTTCTTCATCATTACATAAAATTTTTAATAAAGAACAAGTATTAAATGGTAATTCAATATGTTCCCAAGTTTTTAAATTAAATTCTTTTTCAAAATTATCACTTATAATTTTTATATTTTTAACTCCTTCAAATTCATAAAAAAGAAGTTTTATATTATCAAAGTCTGTTTTATGAATAAATAATTTATACTCATTTGTTGTAGAATAATTAAAAAAATCAAACTCATTAAAATTATAAACTAAATCTTCTATAGGTTCAACATTTTCAATAACAGCAGGAATAAATTTTATAGCTTTATGAGTCCATGAAAAAGCATCTCCATTTTTTTCAGTTAGATAAGATTCTGGGGTTATTAGATTTTTAAACCTATTTAAATAAGTTTTATTTAAAGATATTAAATGAAGTCCTATAGGCCAAACAGATGTTTCTCTTTTTGATGGAAAAAAACTATTTGGTTTACTGTCTAAAAGAATATTTTTTACTTCATCAGTGATATGAGTATCATAATCTATTATAAAAAAGTGATCATAATCCATAGATAAAGCTAAATTAGCCATTTTTTTAATTTGATTTAAAACAGCATAACCATAATCTGGGTATGTGCGACTCATTTTAATGTTTAGGTTTCCAATAATAATATCAGTCCATTGATAGTAAGCTTTTATAGGCCAATCAAATACTAGGTTTTCTTTTGAAATTATAGTATAGTCTGCTTTTTTATAAATTTTTTCTGGGAGGTGGATAGCTGTATAAAGGATTGTATCTATATTAAGATTTTTTAATGTCTCTAATTTATTTTTTAACACATTAATTTTTTCCTTATTATTGCAAAAACTAGTTATTAAAGCTATTTTTTTCATTTAATTATATTGTGTTTGATTATTACGTTTAAATTTCTCTTTTAATTCTGGGGTGTTTATTAGGATGTGGTTTTTAATTTTGTTATCAACAATAATTAATATTTCATTAACATTATTGATATCATCTACTTCTCTTATACTCCATTGGTATTTGTTTATATTGTTTATTGTGATTATTTTTTCTTGATTTATAATAAAACTAGTATTAATAGGATAATCTTTTTTAGAGTTCCAAACAATAACATTTAATTTACCTGTTTTAGTATCATAAAAAGGAACAGTCCAATCATTTAAATCATCTTTTTGTGTAGATATAGATTGATTAAATATGTTTCCTTGATTTAGTAAATCATCCCAGTTTTTATACAATATTTCCTCTCCATCTAATTTATATAAATCCTGATATATAATTTCATTTGTTTTATTAGGGGCTTCTTTTAGAATTTTTAATAACTCTTTTTCATCATATGTTGTAAAAATTTTATTTATTTTATTTAAATTTATTGATTGGAAAACACCTACACCACCTTCAACATTCCAATCAAAATTTCTGTATTCTTTTTTATATTGGATTGTTACATACTTATTTAGTAATTCATTATTTTCATAAAACTCAGAATAATCATTAATAATAGCATCATAATCTATATAATGGGCTTTTTCATATCCAAAATTTTTAGCTATACCTAAACCACCCATTATTATTCTATTACAAGCAGAATAAGTACTAAAATTAGATATTAATGAAGAAACTATATGTAAACCTTCATAAGGTGAAAACCATGGAAGATTCATTAAATCCCAATCATATATTAAATCATTGTTAGCATCATAAAAAGTAAAATCTACTTTTTTACTAATATATTCAGGAATATAAGAATGGCTTGAAATTAAAATATCAAAATCTTTTCTAATAGGTTGAAGAGAATTAATACAATTTTCAAGCATTGTTTTTCTTTCATCATCAGGGCAATAAGCAGAAACTATAATTATTGATTTCATATTTTAATTAGGGTTAATTCCATTTTCACAATAACGACACATATCATAACAAGAATTTAATTTTGGAATAACATCTTCATATTCTTGTTCAAACATATTTCCTATAATATAACTTAAAGAATAATCCATACAACATAAAGATACATCTCCGTTTGGAAGCATCACGTTATGGTATAAATTTTCTATACAGCCGCATGTTTTAGGTGACTCACCATGATATACTGATCTGAATAATTCTTTAACATTTAGCAGTTCTGGTTTTAGAATGGCTTCACCTATTAAGTTTCCTGCTCTAGACCACATTTCAGGATTGCTAGCATGACTAAAAATATGATTAATAGATTCATGGACAGTACCCATTGACATTAAATGAAATGTGTTAAAAGAATCTTGATAGAGCCCGAAAGCTTCAATAACTTCTATATAACGAGGAGTTATAGGATGTTTTGCTAATCTTTCTTGGTCAGGTAAATGTAAAACAAAACCAGCGTTAGGACCATTATCATAGGAAACATCTTTAAGTCTTTCTACATCATCTACTGTCATTCCTACAGCTGTAGTAAATGCTGCTATTCTATGTCCTTTTTCATAAGCGTAAAGTAACATATCAGTACAATGCCTATTAGTCCAAGGTTCAGTAAAACCAGCAAAAGTAATTCTAACTTCTGTTGGGATTTTATCTATTGCTCTTTTAAAGTCATCTAAAGATAAATGACGGGTTCCATTATAATTTTTAACTAAAGTTCTTTGAGGACAAAAAATGCAATCAACAACACAGCCTTTTTTAGGTAGATTAGTTGTAATCTCCATAGTAGCATAGGGTGTTATTTTCCAATCTTGATTAGCCATTTAATATATAATGATCTGCTCTTTTAATTTTTTCAGAATAATCTACCATTGCTGTAAAAATTTCAGAATCTACTAATTCAGGATGTATCCACCAGTCTTCAAATGTACTATTTGAGTCAGGAGCTATATCTCCTACTACTCTTTTATAACCATGAGCTTCTAAGAATTTTCTAGAAAGATTTCTATAATCTAAAGAATGATTTAAATAATAATCATGTTCAAAGGTGATTACTCTAAATTTATATTTATCAAAAGGAATTGAAAGTAACACTTTAAATGTTATTTCAGCCGGTTCACAATCAACTTGAAGGTAATCTATAACCTCACTAAAGTTGTTATTAACAAATAACTCTTCATAGTTGACAACTGTAGCATCTTGTAAAAGGCACGCGTTAGAACGTTGAGAGTTAAATTTATTTACTTCTTCTTCATTGATTTCTAATGATACCCCTGTCCAGTTAAATTCTTTTTCTAATAAAGCTGTATTACTATTATGGAAAGGATCAGCTGCTCCTATTTCAACATAAGTGCCTTTTTCTTTTCCATCTAACATACTTAATACAAACAAATCCTGGTAAGTTTGGGAATAATTTTTCTCAATTTTTTCAGAATTTTTAAATTTGTATCTTAATTTTGAGTGTTCTTCTTTAGTATAAGTTAACGTTGGATATTGAATCCCATGAATTGTAGATAAATTATTATAGCAAGCTTCTACAAATTCAGGACGCATAGAATATTCCTGTAATAAGTGATTAAATAATTTTCTTGACTCATCACAATATCCAATCCACCATCCTGCTACTGCTTTTTGGAATATTAAAGCATATTCACCAGGAAAATCAATACTAGTTAAAGTAGGTTTGATATTTTTTATTTTATCTAAACCTTGAACAGCTGCTAAATATGATTCTTGCCATTCTCCTTTAACTTGATAATCATAACTTAAATGATAATAAGCTTCAGGACGTTCACGATCAAAAGTAATAGCATTTAAGATAGCTCCTCTAGTTGAATGAGGACGTCCTTCTATTTCTTTTAAACATAAAGCTACTTTAATTAAAGCTTCATATGTTAAATCTTTATCAAAACCATATTCTGCTGCTCTTAAAAATAAAGACAAAGCGGCTGCTTTATGTCCTTCTTGATAATATTGTTCACCAAATACAAAATTTGTTTCTGGATGATATGGATTATCTATAAAATTCTTTAAAATATTATCCATTGATTAGTTCCTCTACAACATTTTCTGGGATTTTTAAAGCGAAAGCTGCGCTGTCATGGAATCCATAAGTGATAATTAAATCATTTTCCACAACCGCTGCTCCACAAACAAATTCAATTCTTCCAGTCATAAACTTAAATACATCAGAATATTTTACAATATTCCAATCTTTATCATAAACAATTATTCTATGGTTATAAATACCATCTTTATTATTATTTTCATTTTGCCAAAAATCTACTTCATGAACAACACATAAACGATAATCTTTCCATTTCACAACAGATGAACCACCTCTTAAATCATGGTTTTTACTTATTTCTTTAAATTTACCTAAAAATATAGTTTTACTAGTTCCTTTAATAGGATCAACTTTTACAATTTCTACTGGGTTAGCCCATTTGACATAACAATAATCCATATCATTAATAGGCATCCAATTTTTTTCACAATATGAATTAGGATCATTAGGTGGTTCTATTCTTACTCTTGAGATTTCATTTGATGTTCTATAATCATCTATTTCAGAAAGTTCCATTCTACCTTCTCCATTTGGTTTAGTATCTCTTCTAACACCTGTAATATATAAAACACCATCCCAACGAACTACTCGAGCATCTTCTAACCCAATAAATTCCCAAACTGGTTCAATGTCTAACTCTGAAGTGTTTACTTCTTTGTATGATTTTATTTCTAAAGTTTTAGGATCTAAAATACATAAAAAGTTAGTTGTTCTTAAATGTGGATCATTTTCAGGATGAAGATAAGCTAATGGGCCCCAACGTCCTTGAAACTTTTGTTCATTTTCACAATGGTAAAAAAGATAACCTACATTTCTTAAATTAAGTAAAATAGTTCCATCATTATCAACAAAAATAGAGGGATTACATAAACCTGTATTTCTACTATCAATTGAAGGAATCTTTAAATGAGATATAGAACCTCCTTTATTTAAAACTAATTTAACTAAATTGTCAATCATATTACTTATAGTGTTCTCCACCAGCCCATAATACTAAGCTTTTTCTTAAACCTGAGGCTACAGGGGTTATTCTGTGTTGTAAAAATGAAGGGAAAACAATAACTGCTCCTTTTTTATTTGAAACTTTTTGGGTGTTACTGCCTGAACTAATTTCTAAAACACCTCCAGTATATTCTGAAGGATCAGAAAGTTGTACAATAACTGATACTTTACGATGGGAAATTGAACCTGGGCCGATATCTATATGCCAGTTATAATGTCCACCACCGCCTCTATATTCTGTATATTGAATATCATCTAAAACAGAATAAAGATTAAATTTCCAAACACTATTAGCTTCTTTAATACAACCCATTAAACGGTCATAAATCCAAGAAGAATTTTCACTTGGTGCTATCCATTTGATATTACTATTTCTTATATCTGATGTATTGCCAGATATAATAGTAGCTTGTTCAAATTCATAGTCTTTTGTAAGTTTTAAGATTTCATCTGCTTCATCTGAAGAGAATCCATTTTCGAACCAGTAGTAGTTTGTTTGATCAATTTCTAAATTAGGATCAAATATAGGTCTAGAGTACATAATTAATTATAATATAACAAATTTATTTTAAAAAACCAAATTTTATTCCGGATTTCCTACTTTATCTTGAAAATATTCTTGTAAAAAAGTTGTAAGGTAAAAATAATATCTAGGGTTAACTCCGCTAATTCTATATAAAGATTTTACTTCTTTACATTTATTAAAAATGGTTTCTTCTAAAGTAGATGAAGGTATATAACCTAAAAATTGTCTTGTTGATATAAAAGTATAAGTAGGCATAATTAATAAACAGTTACTACCACATCTAATCCAATAAAAGATCCAGCATTAGCTATAGCCGCCGCTCCATATGTATTCCAATCAAAAAGGTTACTACCTCCACCTATTCCTGCTCCTGTAACATATCCTGTTCCATTTATGCTTATGTCACAAGAACCTCCTCCAAAACCAGGATCCATACTTAAATCTATATACCAATAACCTTGGGCTATAATAGGGGTATTATTTTGTGATATGTCTGTAGGGCCAAAACTACTAAATGTTGGTACTCCTCCTGAGTTACCTGCTAAATAAAGATAAGTTCCTGAATTGTCATAAAAGGATAAATTGCAGTCTTGTACATCGTTATTAATAGGAGGAGGTGGAGGTGGAGGTGGAGCTAGGTTATTTATTACAGTTAAAGTAACTTGATAACTACTTTGATCATAAAAATAAACTAAACTTTTATAATCATTAAATTCATAAGGTCCGGGGTTAGCAGCTATAGGTAAGCCATATATTCTATTTACACCTCCTGCTGAATTTTGGCCCCAGGCGTTGTAGGATATAGTACCACTACCATTAGAACCATCAAAATAAGAATATCCTGCTAAGTCTCCAAAACTAATTCCACTACCAGGATTACCACTTCCTCCTCCAAATTGAGCTTCCCAATAAATATTTTCTAAATAAACATTAGTACTAGGTATTGCCATTTATTTATTTTTTAATTGGTTTACTTCATCTATTAATTCTTTAACAGCTTCAATCAACAATGCTGTTAATCTATCATAAACTACTGTCTTATATTCATCCCAATCAACTACTATTTCAGGAAGTACTTTTTCAACTTCTTGAGCAATAACTCCAATTTCTGTTTTACCAGCTCTTGAAGGGGCCATTGCTTCAGCTTCTTCAGTCCAATTGTATCTTACACCTCTAAGTTTAGAAATTAATTCTAAAGCTGATTCAATTTTTTCAACATTAGTTTTTAATCTAGCATCTGAGTAGAATGCTATAATGTTACCTGTTGCTCTAATTTCTCCAGCAATACCTGGAGCAGTTGTATTAACACCTAATGAGTTAATTTGAGCGTTTGAGTTTGTAGTAAACCCACCAGTTGTACCTTGTGGGCCTGTTGGACCTGTGCTTCCATTACTACCTGCTGCACCTTGTGGACCTGTTCCTCCTGTTCCACCAGTTGTTCCTTGTGGGCCTGTTGGACCTGTTCCTCCTGTTCCGCCTGTTGTACCTTGTGGACCTGTTGGACCTGTGCTTCCATTACTACCCGCTGTGCCTTGTGGACCTGTTCCTCCTGTTCCACCAGTTATACCTTGACGTCCTTGGATACCTTGAGCACCGGTAGTTCCTTGAGTACCTGTTGCTCCAGTAGTACCTTGAGTTCCAGGGACACCTGGGTTTCCTTGGTCTCCTGTTATACCTTGACGTCCTTGAATACCTTGTGCTCCGATAGTACCTTGTGGACCAGTTGGTCCTGTACCTCCTGTTCCACCTGTTGTTCCTTGTGGACCAGTTGGTCCTGTTCCTCCAGTGTTACCTGTTATACCTTGTATACCTTGAGCACCTGTTGGGCCTGTTCCTCCAGTACCTCCAGTTGTTCCTTGTGGGCCTGTTGGACCTGTTCCTCCAGTACCTCCAGTTGTTCCTTGAGGACCTGTTGGACCTGTTCCTCCAGTGTTACCTGTTATACCTTGTATACCTTGAGCACCTGTTGGACCTGTTCCTCCAGTACCTCCAGTTGTTCCTTGAGGACCTGTTGGACCTGTTCCTCCAGTGTTACCTGTTATACCTTGTATACCTTGAGCACCTGTTGGACCTGTTCCTCCAGTACCTCCAGTTGTTCCTTGAGGACCTGTTGGGCCTGTTCCTCCAGTGTTACCTGTTATACCTTGTCTACCTTGTATACCTTGAGCACCTGTTCCACCAGTTGTTCCTTGTGGGCCTGTTGGGCCTGTAGGGCCTGTAGGACCGTCTGGTCCTATTGGGCCTATATTACCTGTTATTCCTTGACGACCTTGTATACCTTGAGCACCAATAGCTCCTTGGGTACCTGTTGTACCTTGAGGACCTGTTGGACCTGTTGGACCTGTTCCCCCGGTCGTACCTTGAGGACCTGTTGGACCTGTTCCTCCAGTGTTACCTGTTATACCTTGACGTCCTTGTATACCTTGAGCACCTGTAGTTCCTTGAGTACCAGTAGTGCCTTGAGGACCTGTTGGACCTGTTCCACCTGTTGTTCCTTGTGGTCCAGTAGCTCCTACAGGACCTATAATACCTTGAATACCTTGAGCACCAATAGCTCCTTGAGGACCTATAGGACCTAAAGTACCTTGAGGACCTGTTGGACCTGTTCCGCCTGTGTTACCTGTTATACCTTGTCTACCTTGTATACCTTGAGCACCTGTTGTACCTTGTGGACCAGTTGGACCAGTTGGACCTGTTGGACCAGTTGGGCCTGTTCCGCCTGTGTTACCTGTTATACCTTGTATACCTTGTGCGCCTGTAGTACCTTGTGAACCTGTAGGACCTGTAGGACCATCTGGTCCTATTGGGCCTGTATTACCTGTTATACCTTGTCTACCTTGTATACCTTGAGCACCTATAGTTCCTTGAGTACCAGTAGTGCCTTGAGGACCTGTTGGACCTGTTCCCCCGGTTGTACCTTGAGGACCTGTTGGACCTGTTCCTCCAGTGTTACCTGTTATACCTTGACGTCCTTGGATACCTTGAGCACCTATAGTTCCTTGAGTACCAGTAGTGCCTTGAGGACCTGTTGGACCTGTTCCCCCGGTTGTTCCTTGTGGACCTGTTGCTCCTACAGGACCTATAACACCTTGAATACCTTGAGCACCTATTGCTCCTTGTGGACCTACAGGACCTAAAGTACCTTGTGTACCTGTTGTACCTTGTGGGCCTGTTGGACCAGTAGGACCTGTGTTACCTGTTATACCTTGTATACCTTGCGCGCCTGTAGTACCTTGTGAACCTGTAGCACCTGTTGTACCTTGTGGGCCTGTTGGACCAGTAGGACCTGTGTTACCTGTTATACCTTGTATACCTTGCGCGCCTGTAGTACCTTGAGTACCAGTAGTGCCTTGAGTACCAGTAGTGCCTTGAGTTCCGGTTGCTCCTTGAGTACCTGTAGTACCTTGGGTACCTGTAGTACCTTGTGGACCTGTTACACCTTGACGTCCTTGAATACCTTGAGTACCTGTTGTTCCTTGTGTACCTGTTGTACCTTGAGGACCAGTAGTACCTTGAGTACCTGTAGTGCCTTGAGTACCTTGAATACTCACAGGAGCACTACCATTTACAGAAATATCAATACCTGTAGCTACAGCTCCTGATTTTTTCATTGTCAGGATAACTGATTGAGTTCCATCTTGAAAATCTACAGTTCCTGATGCTGGTATTATTTGGACGTTTTTAGCCATTTATAATAAATATTATTCTTTAATGTATTCAATTGTTAATTTGTCTACATCTTTTCTTTCTCCATATATTACATAGTAACAATCAATTGTTCCTTCTTCAATTCCTACTACCACTTTTTCTGGGTTTGCAGATATTACATATAGGTTTTGATGTTTACCAATTGGTGTTAAAGTTACTGTTATAGAATCTTCATGTACTAAGTCAACCCAATAATATGGTAATTCAATTATATTGTTATTAGTTAATCTACCTCTAACATATACACCAATTTCTGGACCTTCAAGTACTGAGTATCTTAATCTATGAGGTTCGCCTTTAGATGGATGAGTAATATCAAAGTTTTTAATATTGGCATTAATAACATCAACATTGACTGAAGATCCTGGGGTTGTACCGTTTACAGCTCCTCCTCCGATGTTAATACTTCCTCCAGTTGTATTTACATTTCCTCCGTTGGTTTCTAAATTTCCTCCTCCAATTAAGTTTATATCAGTTCCAGTTCCTACATTTAAAGATCCAGTTACATCAAATGATGTTCCTGTAAATCTTGCTACTTCAACACTATTGTATGCAATTAGTAATGGATGTGTACTTACAGTACCTAATACACCTCGAGTTAACTGACCTTCTAAATATAAGGCAGCTCCTCCTGCTCTTTCATATACTCCTAAAGCAGCAGTACTACTTGATACATGGAGTTGATACAGTGGACTATCTGTACCGATTCCGACTGTGCCTATTACTCCTAATGTACTACCATCAAATGTTAGATTAGATTCACCATTAATAGTAGCTGTACCTGTAGCTGTTAATACACGATCATCTATGTTATTAGTTATAGTAGTTGTACCACTTGTTCCACTTGAACCTGATGAACCGCTAGTTCCTGATGAACCACTTGAACCTGAAGTTCCACTAGAACCACTAGTTCCTGAAGAACCTGATGTTCCATTAACTCCACTTATACCTGAAGTACCTGAGCTACCACTTGAGCCGCTTGTACCGGATGAGCCTGATGTTCCGCTTGATCCAGAAGTTCCAGAAGAACCAGATGAACCTGACGTTCCTGATGAACCACTTGAACCACTTGTACCTGATGAACCAGATGAACCTGAAGTTCCACTTGATCCTGAAGTTCCAGATGAGCCTGAAGTTCCAGATGAACCTGAGCTACCTGAAGTTCCTGAAGAGCCTGAGCTACCACTAGTTCCTGAAGAGCCACTGGTTCCACTTGATCCTGAACTACCTGAAGTACCCGATGAGCCTGATGAGCCTGAAGTACCACTTGAACCAGAAGTACCTGATGAACCTGAAGTTCCAGATGAGCCGGAGGTTCCGCTTGAACCTGATGAACCGCTTGTTCCAGAGGAACCACTTGAACCTGATGTGCCGCTAGAACCTGAAGAACCGCTTGTTCCTGATGAACCACTTGAACCACTAGTTCCACTAGATCCAGAAGAACCTGAGGTACCACTTGAACCAGAGGAACCACTAGTTCCGCTTGAGCCTGAGCTACCTGAAGTACCACTTGAACCTGAAGAACCTGATGTTCCTGAACTACCGCTAGTTCCTGATGAACCTGAAGTACCAGATGAGCCACTAGTTCCTGATGAACCTGATGAACCACTTGTACCTGAAGAACCTGATGAACCAGATGTACCTGAACTTCCACTAGTTCCTGATGAACCGCTTGTTCCATTTACACCTGATATACCTGAAGTACCTGAGCTACCACTTGAGCCGCTTGTACCTGATGAGCCTGATGAGCCTGAAGTTCCACTTGAACCACTTGTTCCAGATGAACCTGAGGTTCCTGATGAACCTGAGCTACCTGAGGTACCACTTGAACCAGATGAACCACTAGTTCCTGAAGAACCTGAAGTACCTGATGAGCCTGAAGTTCCAGATGAACCTGAGCTACCTGATGAACCTGAAGTACCTGATGAACCACTTGAACCAGATGTTCCTGAACTTCCAGAAGTACCTGAAGAACCGGATGAGCCACTTGTCCCACTTGAACCTGAAGATCCACTTGTTCCTGATGAACCACTAGTTCCACTTGAGCCACTAGTTCCAGATGAACCTGAAGAACCACTTGAACCTGAGCTACCTGAAGTGCCACTTGATCCAGATGAACCAGATGTTCCTGAACTTCCACTTGAACCTGAGGTTCCTGATGAGCCAGAAGTACCACTAGAACCTGAGGTTCCAGATGAACCTGATGAACCTGAAGTGCCACTTGATCCAGATGAACCTGATGTTCCTGATGAGCCTGAAGT